GCGGGCGCCCAGGATGGCAAGGCCTCCCTGGTCGCGGGCGTGAATGGCTCGGCAATGGGCAGAGTCAAGGCCGGGGAACTGTTGTCCCATGTCGCCGGTCAGATCGGGGGCAAGGGCGGTGGTCGTCCCGATCTGGCACAGGGTGGCGGTGAAGACGGTCCCAGGCTGGTTGCCGCGCTCGACGGCGTGCTGGAATGGATCAAGCCACACTTGGCATGAACGTAGGCAGCCGCGCGCCTTGAAGGCGCCTGCTGCCTGCCATTAACATTGGGAGTCTTTTCCCTTTGTCGTGGGGCGCAGGTTCTTGGCGCGCCAATGCCGGTGGGAAACCCCCACCGGTTCCATGGAGACTCGCACAATGTTGATCCTGACTCGCCGTGTAGGCGAAACCCTGATGATTGGTGACTCGGTCAGCGTGACCGTGCTCGGCGTCAAGGGCAACCAGGTACGTATCGGTATCACCGCGCCCAAGGACGTGGCGGTGCACCGTGAGGAAATTTTCCAGCGTATCCAGCGCGGCGACGAGCCGGCTGCACAGGGAAGTGAAGAAACTTCCGAATAAGGGTTTACCTTTCACCCCGTTAAACGGTATTCTTCGCGCCCTGCCACGGAACACGCGGCAGGGCGAAAGAAAACGGAGTGATGCCCGAGAGGCCGAAGGGGCTCCCCTGCTAAGGGAGTATAGGGTCAAAAGCTCTATCGAGGGTTCGAATCCCTCTCACTCCGCCAAGACCTGATCTAAGCCGCTGATTTCAGCGGCTTTTTTCATGCCGCGAGGTCTTGCCCCATGCTTTGCCCCATGTTCGGGGACCAGGCTTTGCCGGCCGCAACAGCGAGGATGAATTCCTCGATCTCTGGCGAGAACCAGAGCGATTTCGTGCCGATCTTGCGCGGCTTCGGGAACAGATCCTTGGCAATCATCCTGTAGATCGTAGCCGTGCTGAGGCCGACCCGGAGCTTGACCTCCTTCAGTGGCCACAGGGCGATTTCGTCAGCCATGTCGGCTACCTCCATTGCGTTGCAGGTTGGGGCGCTTGAACGGCGCCATGACCTTGTGGGCCTCGGCCTTGTCGCCTGCGGCCAGGTGGAACATGGCGAGCGCGCGGGCCTCCCACAGGCGGCAGGTGCGCGGTGGCGCGCGCTCCAGGTCGACGCCGGACATACCGGCCAGCAGCCGGGCATGGTGCTGGATCTCGGCGAAGTCACGCATCGCTCGCCTCCTGCGGGCTGTCCGCAAACATGTCCCATGCAGCGGCCTGGCTCTCGCGCGCCGCTCTCGGATCGACAACCGGCCGCATCAGCCGCTGGTGCAGCATCGAGTGGAACTCGGCGGCGCCGACGCGCACCTTGATCCGCTGCATGGCGGACAACAGCATCTGAAACTCGCCGATGGTGTACCGCTCAGGGAAGGCCCATTCGTCGTACCCATAGGACTTTGGCCTGTAGCCGGCTGCGACATGCACGCGCCCGCCAGCGACTTCGAGTAACCCCCACCGCTCCGGCAGCTCGTCTACCCGCAGCAACCCCTTCGGCGCCATAAAGTAGCGATACGCGCCGAGACCAAGCTCTGGCTGAGCGCGGAATCGCTTCTTCCGGTCCGCCAGGAAGTCCGAGCGGCTGACCTTGCACTCCACCAACAGCGTGCGGGCGCAGTACCAGCCGATGGCATCCGGGTTCTCGCCGTTGCCCGTGGCCGCGCACAGCTCCTCCAGCACCACAGAGCAGCCGGCGGTGTTCCGGAGCCATCGGCCGGCGATCTTGACCAGCTCGGCGTGCGTCATGTCACCGGCCATCCTTCACCCCCTGCGGGCGGGCGGCAAGCAGGGCGGCGTAGCAGCCCGACGACGACTCGTTGTTCTCCAGCCAGTCCACAAGAACCCTTTCCATCGCGGCAGTGGGCACCACCGGCACCAGCACGAACCCCTCCGGCGCGGCGCGCAGGGCAGCCGCTTCCGCTTTCTGCAATGCGTTGGAAATGGCTTTCAGGGTCGCGCTGTTGATCCAGATCGGATCGTTGTGGCGCAGGCTTTGTGCGGCGCCATACGCCCCGACTTTCTCGTACTCCGTTGCCAGAAGCTCGCGGGCCTGCTGCATCAGGTCAGCCATGGCGTACCGCCTTGAACTGCCGGTGCCAGCGCCAGATTGCGTCAAGAAGCTTCCAGTTTGTATCGACGCCAAGGCGGCTGAATGCGCCGTTCTCAGCGGTACGTGCTGCACAACGTGCCATCTTCATGTGCCGCATCTTCATTCCGACACCCCCGCGCCGTGGCTGTTGGCCTGCGTCAGCCCTTCGATCCAGTCGAGCGCATCCTGAGTGCTGTCGAAGTCCTGGAACTCGTCCTCGGCGAAAAGCTCGTCAACCTCCGGGCCGAACTGGACTTGCCAGCCGGGCACCATCTCGCCGGGTGTTGCCTGCCATCCGTAGATCGCCGACACGACAGTCAGGCCTTTGCGCTTCGCCGCCGCGATGATCTTGCGCTTGCTCACGGCTGCACCTCCGCATCACCGGCCTGCCGTCGGTCGCACTGCGGATAGCCGCACTGCAAGTTGTGCAGCGGGCAACCGCCAGGCTTCTTGTGGTTCTCGCAGTGCCCCGTCGTGTAGGTAGGCGCCTCGCTGCCGCCCTTGGGGCTGTCCTTCTGCCAGTGCTGCCCGTTCCAGCGGTAACCGTCCATATGCACGATGGCGATGGCTTGCGCGCCAGCCTGTTGCGCCTCGTCGCCCTTGGGGCTGGCGTCGAGCTTCCGGATTAGTTCATCGAAGTCCTCCGCCAACTCGGAGTGGGTATTCTCTCGTGCTGCGGCGGCTGCGTATTGGAGGGCGTACCGGATCGGGTAGAGATCGATCCCCGGCGCTGCGGGGGTGCTGGCCGCTTCCAGTGCCTTACGCATCCACTCGGGGGCGTAGCGGACGGCATGGCCGCCAGCGGCATCGAATGCCGACATAGCTGCACCGAGACGCGACGGATCAATAGCCGGCGCTGCGGTGACGGGGGCGGCGAACACCGGCCGGACCTGCATGCGGTGATCCTCGCCATCCGCTTTCCAGCGGGCGATGCGCGCATCGATCTCTTTGCGTGAGCCGCCATCGACCCACTCGGACCAGGTGTTGTCGGTGTCCAGCCAGCGCCATTGCCAGCCCACCGCCTCCTGCGCTGCGGCGGGAGCGTCGAAGCGGCACCAAGATGGATCGCGCGCCGTGAACTCGCCGTTCCACTCTCCCGCGTACTGCGGCAGCCGATCCAGAAGCTCAACCTCGGCCGGCGCCATGTGCCACGACACCTGGCGGCCGTCCGGCAGGTCCACGTAGACGACGTGCCTCCACTGTGGCGCCCAGTCCTTCGACTGGTCGTCGTCGTAGCCGCGGCCGGCGCGCCAGCCCGCAGCGAGCGCAGCTTTGGCAAACGCAATTGCGAGCGCGTTGCGCTCGGCGTATGCGCGGTCCAGTCGGTCTCCCAGCTGCGCTGCGGCGGGCTGAGTAGTCAAGTTTTGCTTGACTACTGGTGATGCCGGATCGGGCTGCTCGTTGTGTGCGTTCATGCGGCTTGCTCCATTGCGGCAAGGTCGATCTCGTCCACGCGGTCGCGCAGCTGGCGCTTGGCGTGGCGCAGGACCTTGGCGATGTAGGTGGGATCGGCGGTGGTGAAAAAGGTCCGGGCCTCGAAGTGCAGGCGCCCGGTGTGGTCGCGCCGGAACAGGCGGTAGGTCACAGCGGAGCCGTCGTCGGTCGGGAAGCGGCCCCAGCTGAGGCATTCGTTGCGCTTCGGAGCGCGGCGGGTGAAGTGGCGGCTCATGCTGCCTTCCTCCACTTCGTTGCCAGGGAATCCCACGTCAGCGGGTGCGGGCGCTTCTTGATCCGCTGGTAGGCGGCGTCGGGGGAGATGCCCAGCCGGCGCGCAATCTGGGCCGTCGTGCAGAGCTGTCCCTCCACGACGTGCGCGTACAGCGCAGCCCGTGCGGCACCGCCGCGGCGCGATCCGGCGCGGCTCTCTTCGGGGCGGATGCTGACCGTACCCATCAGGCGGCCTCCTGCTTCAGCTGCTGCTCGAAGCCGTCGACCAGCGCCTTGAAGCTGGTCAGGTCGTGCTTCAGCTTCTCGATGTAGGCGTCATCCCGCTGGAACGGGCGCCACCACAGCTGCCGGCCGACGGGCGCCAAGGCAGGGCAGTACAGTCCGATGTGCCACCACTTCCGGCCGGTCAGCCACATGCAGCCCTGGGCTTGCTCGAACACCTCGCTTGCATCGTTGTCGATGTGGAAGGCGCGCAGCTTCTCGGGGTTGATGAAGCACTTGTATTCGGACCCGCCATCCTCGCCGATGAAGCCATCGGCCGAGCAGCCATAGGCGCCGTCGTCGCTCAGGACGAAACCGGCTCGCTGGACGATCAGGCCCGACTGCACCTCATGCTCGGCGCGGGCTGCCGGCTCCAGCTCGTGGCCACGGCGCATGGCGAAGGTCTCGAAGCCCTCATCCAGCGGCTCTCCGCTGATGCGCTCGATTGCCAGGCGGAACGCGTAGTTCTTGGCGACCTCGCTGAAGTCGCCGATCGGTTCGCCAGCGATGGCGCGCTCGATGATGGCCGAGCGTGGCACAGCCTTGTAGCCGGCACGCGCCATGGCGTCCTTCTCGGACTTGCCGGACAGGATCGCGTCGACGTAGGCCTTCTGGCGGTCGTCCAGCTCACCGACCCGCGTGCGTGCCGTGGCGAACATGCTGGCGGTGATGATTCCGGCGCGGGCGCGATGCCACTCTTCGCTACCCTGGGCGCAGCTGATCAGGATCATTCGACCACCTCGGCCGCAGCCTTCTCTGCCTCGGCCTTCAGGGCGTCTAGCCCGGCGTGGCCGATCATGGTGCGCTGCTCCTTCGACAGCTTCGCCCACGCTGCGGCCAGAGCTTCCGGCCCAGCGGTGGCAACGTCGGACAAGGTGGCGTACAGGGCCAGACGCTCGGGGGTGTCCTCCGGCGGCGCCGGCATGGCTTTGTACTGGGGGTGCTGGGCTTCGATAACGGCCAGGCCTTCGCCGCCATCGGTGTTCAGGTGGTGGATTGCCTGATCCAAGCGGTCGCTCTTCGGCCAGTACTTGTAGGCGCGCTTGACGACGGTTTTTTTCGCCATTTCGCCCCAATCGGTTACCCACGGGCAGGACTTCTGCTTGGCTACCCATGCCTTCCATGCCGACGAGCGGTCACGGATGGCATTGATCTCGTCCACTGCCATTGCGGTGGTCAGGTAGTCGCCGTCTGCCGTCTTCACCACCACGTAGACGCCCACCACGTCGCCCCGGTCCTTGGCGAACGGGTTCCTCTTGTGCGTGGGTTGCTGGTCGACTCCGTTGAGCGCGAAGGCATCGGTCTCGTACACCAGCTCTGCCTGACCCCAGCGGATCGAACCAGAGTCGATGGCCAGGTCCAGCAGGCCCATGTAGCTGATGTCGAGGCAGATTTTCCCGTCGCGCGGGACCAGGTAGGCCTGGCGTTTCGCGGGATTGAGGCTGATGCCGATGGCCGCGATGTTCACCACCGCGTTAATGACCGACTGCCGGTTCTGCATGGCGATCTTCATCGCGTAGTCGTTGCCATACAGCGCCTGGAGGGCGAACTCCGCCTCGCGGTCGAAGTTGATGGAACGATCAGTCAGCACCGAGGCGAAGGCGTCCTTGGTGCCGTAGATGGAGTCCTCGATGGGGACGATCTGGTTCACGGATAGCTCCTGCCGGCGGTGCCGGCGCGGTGGGTATGAGGTGCCGGCACAATCACCTGCCGGCGGGTGCCGGAGGATTGCCGCCTCCGATCAGCACCTTCGGTCCAAGGCCGGCGTTGCTCACTCTCGCGGGGTATCAGGTGCCGGGATTGCCCGCCCGGCCGGGTGCGGCATCTGGAGGGGAGGCCAGTTGCCGCGGTGCGCCCTGCGCTGGGGAGTGCGCAGGGCAGGGGGATCAGGCGGCCAGGTCGGCCTGCTGCTGGGCCTGCGCCTTCGGTGGCACCAGGGTCAGCTCGACTTCGTTCTTGACCAGTTCGAAGATCGGACCGAACTCTTCGCTGTCCGGGTGGACGTACAACTGCCACGCCAGCTCAACGGAACCGCCCTCCAGCGGACGGAAGGCGATGCCATCCAGCTTCACGTCAACGAACGTCAGTGGTTCATCGAAGCCAAGGCCGGGGGCGCCGAGAGTCGCCTCGTAGCCCGGGAACTCTTCATCCCACTGCGCCGCCTTCAAGCGTGGGTGTCGCACAACGACAAGGCCGTCGTTGTCGAACTCGATATCCATCTGGTCGTCGGTCTTCTGCCCACGGAACAGGCAGTGCTTCAACGCGGGACTGAAGGTGTCCAGCAGGTTCTGGTTCACGGTAGTCACGAACTGGATCTTCATGCCGGTGGCATGGCCTTCGGTGCCGTGTTTCTCGTACACCGGCGAAGCGTGCTTCACTTTCACCAGATGATTGGTCAACTCGAACATGGGTATTGCCTCGTCGGTAGGGCCGGCCACGCCGGCGGGGATCAGCGGGTGTCGCGCTTGCGCTGCTCGGGGAAGCTGCGCGGGCGGATGAAGTCGGTGCGGCGACGGGTGAGCCGGCGATGCTCACGGCGGCAGGCGCGGACGATCAGCACCAGCAGCCAGAGGCACAGGAGGGCCAGCGGCAGCACGAAGGAGTCGGCGCGCACAATCACGGCGCGGCGGAGCATGTCGGCGAAGAACACCAGCGCCGCGGTGTAGAGGGCGAGCCGGATCACGGTTGCACCTGCCTGCGGCGGCGGTACACGGCCATAGGCGGGCGGGGCTTCGGTGGCCTGGTCTGCCACAGGTGCAGGATCAGCGCGCCGCCCAGCGCCGGGCCGATCATCGTCAGGGCCAGGGCGATCACGACAGCGCCCCCAACAGCGTTGCCGCACCGAAGCCAGCGAGGAACGCCAGCACAGCGATGACGACCATGTCGCGCGCGGTCTGCTTGGCCGCCGTCTGAAGGGCTTGTTCGAAGCTCATGCCGCACCGTCCTTTGCCAGCTCGGCGATCAGGGCGTCGGCAATACGCACAGCTGCCATGGCTACTTTTTCGGCGTCCTTCTCCGGCTGTTTGCGCTCAAGATCGGCCGGCGAGTACGAATGGGGGCCGAGGTCCATCCCTTGCATCGCCATAGCTGCAATCAGCTCGCGCTTGGTCAGGCCGCCCAATGCAGTCCCGTGTTCACCCCACGGGTAGGCCGGTTCGTTGCCGCTCATGCCGCAGCCTCCGGAGCGAAACGCGATTCGCTGTTCGCGGCCGCCTCGGCAAGGTCTCGCAGGTACACCGACCGGCTGGCCGACGCCTCGCGGGCTACCGCGGCGATCTTGTCGATGACGTGCTGGGGCAGGGATTCCAGGTCGGACCACACGACCTTCCCGGTCGGGGGGATGCGGTCGCCGATGTCCGCGAACATCGACTCGATGCCGGCATAGGCGTCCTCGCTCAGGGTCCCGGACATCCACTGATCCGCCTCGGCGACCTTCGCCGGGTTTGCCCGGTACTGCTCGATCAGCGCGTCAATGCGCTCGGCAAGCGCTTCGCCATCCTCAGACGGCGCCTGGTCGTCGTAGGCCCGCTGTGCGGACCGCCTCATCGTCTGGTGCTGCAGTGCCATGTCTGACCCCGTTCGGCCCGGGTGGGCCGGCTTGAGTCAAGTAAAGCAATGCTTAAGTCATAAGTCAAGCGGTGCTTTAGGCTGGGCGAAAAAAAAGGGCCCTGCCGCTGCGGGGCCCTTCTGGGTTGCTACTAGCTCAGTGGCGCGAACAAGGAGGGGATCAGTCCTTCTTGAATGCACCCTTGGGCTGCCACTTCATATCCTGAGTGCTCTGCCGGGACTGCGTTGGAACCGTAATTGTCTCCACCCGGGAGCCAGTGCTGTGCGCATTGCCTTCGCCCAAGCACTGATACTCCTTGGTAACAGTCCAAAGAGCGCAACCGGCGAAGCCACCGGGCTGGTTACATTGGCGCGTAACACCTCCGAAGGCTTCCGCTCCCGTGTATCCCCACGTGGCGCAACGCCTGGTGGCGAGATCGATCCCCTGCGCTTCATTCACAGTGACACTCTCGAACTCACCCTGGGTATACGAAAGACGAACTACGCCATCCGAACGACTGCCCCCCGTAGCAGACCATTCCTTCGTAGTGGCGCAGCCGCTAGTGATTGCGACGAGGCACGCCGCAAGCCAAATCCTCTTCATGCTTTCCCCTGTAGTTGGCCTTCTGGCCGGTCAATTGAATCTCTCGATTCGATTCCTTAAGTACACTTTTCCCGCAACGGTCGTGCCGACTGGAAGCGGGAAGGCAGGATAGAGCGCGGTATTGGCGCTGACAACGTATATGGCGTCGCCACGGTGCTGTAGCCCTTTTACCTGATGGCCCCCACCGATGTTGATGAGGTAGATGCCATCACCATCGAACCCAGTTACACCTGTGTCCACCATCAACGACTCGCCTGGCTGGATAATCGGAATCATTGAGTCCCCGCGGCCCGTAATGAGGACCAAACGGCCCGGTGGAGGGACAAAGCCGACCAATGACCGGATGTAGGCTGGCTCGAAGTCCATTGCCCTAATGACCTCTGGATAGTCGTCATTGACCCTCTCTCCCCCCATGCCCGCCTCCGCGTCCAGATGTGAGACGCGAACATAATTTCCTGTCGTCGCTGGGCTTGAGACCGGGTCCGGTGAACTGTCACCCATCCCGAAGTGTGAGAGCGGTCGGTTCGTCAGGGCCGCAAGCTTGGGCAGCTTCCGCTTGTCCACTTTGCCAGTCCGTAGCCAGCCCGACACAGCTTGCTCTGTGACGCCGAAGGCATCGGCGATTTCCTTCTGAGTGCGGCCCGAAGTTTCAATGGCCGAGCGGATGGCGACCGCCATTTCATGGTTTTCAAGCATCGCTTGATTGTCCACGCACTTACGCGACCAATGTAAGAAAGCATTGCTTGACTATTGGCTTAAGCGATGCTTTAGTGTTGGTATGAACGCCATCGCCAGAGCAGTTGAAAGACATGGGGCTGGGCAAGCCGGCATTGCCCGGTTGCTTGGAGTGACGCCGCAGGCGGTCAGTCAGTGGGTCAACGGCAGCAGGCCAGTCCCACCGAAGCACACCCTCGCAATTGAGGCAGCCACCGGCGTCTCCCGCCATGACCTGCGCCCCGACGTGTTCGGCCCGGCTCCTGAAGCCAAGCCGCAGGGGGAGGTGTCCGATGCAGCCTGACGAAAGCAAAACCGTCCGCCTGGGATGGATCGCCCTTGATGTAGTCGTGGACGCAGAGGGGGCTGCAATTTCTACCCACGTGACGCTGCACGGCGAGAATGGATCGACCGCTGGCGGAGCCATGGTCTTTGCCCAGGTTGCAGAAGCTGCAAAGCGTGAGCTATCGCGGCGCGTCCTTGAGCATGAGACCAAGGGCGAAGCCCCTTCCGACGCCGCGCAGCACGCCGCCACCTGTGCGAATGACGGTCCCGCAGAAACCTCCGGGTGTGGGGATGCCGCGAGCGCCACCGCTCCGCAGGAACAGCCTGAAATGCCCGTCCTGGACCCCCTGACCATCATGGAGATGGCCAGGGAGCGTGTCTTGGCGCATGGCGGCAGCTTTGCCGACGCCGTGCAGGACTTGCTTGAGGCAAGGAAGTTGCTGAGCGCTGCGCTCAGTTCGGATTGCGGACGGTCTGAAAAATGACCTTGTATGCCGCTGCCGCACGTTCGGCATCTTCCTTGACGTTGCCAGTGGACTGCGCCTTGTCGATCAGGGCGACCAGGATGTCCGCTGCAATTTCGCTCGCCGTCTTGTTGGTCATGGATTCCCCCTCGTTGGTGGGTAGTGGTGTGGAAATCGCATCCTACCGCGAGGGGGGATCCTCCTTTGCGCCCGAGAAGGGAGAGGTGGCCTAGGTGGCCATGTCTGAGAAGACCTCGGATCGGTTGCTCACGGCCCATGGCCGCATGTTGGAGTGGTGCGCCGCCAACGGCGGGGTGCCTGCCGGCTATGCAGAGGATGCCATGGCCGAGATCGGCTTCTGGGCCTTGGTCGAGCAGCGTACCAATGCCGAGTTCGCGGCGGCGATGTTCGCCCAGTGGCAGCAGACGCAGCTGGCACGCGAAGGGGAGGCGGGCTGACATGGCCACCCCTATCCGCCGGGAAGGAACGCAGGTCGTCTGCGCGCTTCCGCGCTCGCTCAGCGTCGTGTGGCGCGTGTGTTGCTGGGCCATGCGCAACGGCCACCGCAGGACCGCTACAGCAGCTTTCGCGGCTCTTCGACTTCTCGGCTGTACGCAGCGTCTGCTCCAGGCGGCACGTGGCCTGCTGTGGTCGTCAGGTACTGCGGGTCGAGTGGAGTCATCGTCAGGGGCTGATCGCCCTCCCAGTCCCAAACAAGATGGGGCTGACCGTCGATGAAGACCATCTCTCCGAATCGGATGTCGCCGGGTGTCCTGAACACCACAGTCAGCACTTTCAGTTTTTCCATGTCCGTCTCCGGTAGCGGCTGGGTTGGTTCGCACCCCCAATCCTACCGGCAGGCGGGCGCCTATCCCCCTGACCACTCAGCGGCTCCCCGGGAACGGCACGACCACGCCGGGCCGGGTGAGGCGCTGACGTTCGCGCTTCGGGATGAAGCGCACGGCCACGCGATCTCCGCGGCGACTCACGGCGTAGAGCCGGCCGCACATCCGCACGAGCGTCACGACGGTCGGGCATTCCTTCACTGAATCCACGCGGCTCGGTCCTTCGGGACTGGGCCTTTATTTCGCCCCGAGGCGGAGTTAAACGCTATGAAACTTCATGAAACCACCTGCAACCAAAGGCCTTTGCCGCTCGCGTTCGGGATGCACAAGGCGCCCGCTGATGCCCCGGTCAAGGTCGTTCGGCAGATCGAAAGCGAGGCCCAGGCGCTTGCGGTGTCCATCGCTGCCGGCGGGCACAAGCTGGACTACGTGGCGGCCTGCATCGGGCGCAGCCGCAGCTACGTGTCGCGGATGCAGACCGGCTCTGCGCCGATCCCGCACCGTCTGATCGGCCCGCTATGCGCGGCCACCGGTAGCAACCTCCTGCGGCAGTACATGGACCTGCAGCGCGCCCTGGACGGCGTCAGCGACGTGCAGCGCCTGGCCGCGCTGATGAGGACGGCCGCATGAAGTACATGACCGATCCCCTGGAAAGGGCCATCTGGCTGGTCCAGCAGCGCTGGCACATCGCCGGATGCCTGCAGCTGCTGCGAGGTGCTGGCCATGCGTGACTACGCCAAGGTGATGCCCACCTTCTGGACGGGCGAGACCGGCAAGGCGATCCGCCGAAGGGGGCCGGAAGGGGTCATCTGTGCCCTGTACCTGATGTCCTCGCCGGCCTCGAACATGCTGGGCCTGTACTACCAGCCCATCCTCTACATGGCACACGAGACCGGGCTAGGGGTCGAAAGGGCCTCCGAAGGGCTGAGGGTGTGCATCGAAGAGGGCCTTTGTAGCTATGACGAAGGGTCCGAGTTCGTGTGGGTACACGAGATGGCTACCTTCCAGATTGGCAAGGGTTTGAAGGCCTCGGACAACCGTTGTGTGGGCGTGCAGCGGGATTACGACAGCCTGCCGGACAACCCGTTCCTCGGTGCCTTCTTCGACCGCTACAAGGCCGATTTCCACCTGACGCGCAGAAGGGGTTCGGAAGGGCCTTCCCGACCCCTTTCAAGCCAAGAGCAGGAACAGGAGCAGGAACAGGAAGAAGAGCAATCCTCACTTCGTTCGGATTCGCAGCCGCCGGCCGACGCCGTCGACCTGCTGCCGGACGCCCCGCAAGCCGCAACCGTGCATCCGCACCCTGGCGGCAAGACGGCCGAGATCGTCCTGGCTGCCTACCACCAGCTGCTGCCGAGCTGCCAGCGCATCGTGGTGCTGAACCCGAAGCGCCAGCGGCGGGTGCTGGCCGCGGACAAGCTCGCCCGCCAGCTGTGCCGGCAGTTGGGCTGGGAGTACGACGCCGCGGCCTTCTGGCAGGCCTACTTCGAGCAGTGCGCCGCTGACCCGTGGCTGCGCGGCGACGTGCCGAACCCGAACAACCCGCGGTGGAAGCAGAACCTGGACGTGCTGCTGGCCGAGGACCGCTTCGCGCAGATCATGGACCAGGCCGTGACCGCGCTGGGGGATGCGGCATGAGCGCGCCGATCGACACCCAGGGCGAGCTGGAGCGGATGGCGGCTCTGTACGCCGGCGCCAAGGAGTCCGCAGCACCGCAGGGCGCCCGTGTGCCCCCGCACAGCATCGACGCCGAGCAGGCCGTGCTGGGCGGGCTGATGCTGGTGGCGCGGGCCTGGTGGAACGTGGCGGACGTGGTGACGGCCGAGGACTTCTACCGCCGCGACCACCAGCTGATTTTCCGGGCCATCGCCGAGTTGGCCGCCAAGGAGCAGCCCTTCGACGCGGTGACCATCGGCGAGTGGTTCGAGTCCCGCGGCAAGCTGGACCAGGTGGGCGAAGGTGCCTACCTGCTGGAGCTGGCCAGCACCACGCCGTCGGCGGCGAACATCCGGGCCTATGCCGAGATCGTGGCCGACAAGGCCAGGCTGCGGCAGCTGATCGAGGTTGGCACGGCCATGGTGAACGATGGGTTCGCCCCTGACGGCCGCAGCAGCGTGGAGCTGGTGGGTGAGGCCCAGAGCCGCATCGGTGGGTTGCTGGACAGCGAGCCGTGCGAGCTGGAGTCGGTCGCGCCGGTGATGCAGCGGGTCTACGACCGCCTGTCCGAGCGCGCCACGGCCGGCACCCAGGTGCATGGGCTGTCCACAGGCATCACGGACCTGGACGCACTGCTGGGCGGCCTGCAGCCCGGCGGCCTGTACGTCCTGGCCGCACGCCCGAAGATGGGCAAGACCACCTTGGCGCAGAACATCGCCGAGTGGGTGGCGCTGCAGCAGCGCAAGGCCGTGGCGGTCTTCAGCTTCGAGATGCAGCCCGAGGAACTTGGCGACCGCATGCTGGCGAGCATCGGCGGGATCGACGGCCAGCGGATCCGCTCAGGCGAGCTGGACGACAACGACTGGAGCAACGTCACCCGCGCGATGAAGCGCCTGCGGGAGGCCGCCATCTTCGTGAGCCGTCCGCGCAATGCTCGCGTGGAGCATGTGGTTGCGCAGGTGCGCCGGCAGCATGCCCGCAACCCGCTGGGCCTGGTGGTGATCGACTACCTGCAGCTGATGACCGTGGTGGGGGAAAACCGAGCCGCCGGCATCGGCGACATCACCCGGGCGCTGAAGCTCATGGCAGCCGAGCTGAAGGTGCCGGTGCTGCTGCTGTCCCAGCTCAACCGCGACGTGGAGAAGCGCAACGACAGGCGCCCCATCGTCTCGGACCTGCGCGACTCCGGTTCCATCGAGCAGGACGCCGACGCGGTGGTGTTCATCTACCGCGACGAGGTCTACGACCGGCACACCCGCTACCGCGGCACGGCCGAGCTGATCGTGGGCATCCAGCGCAACGGCCCCTCCGGCGACGTGCGTGTGCTGTACCAGCCCGAGCAGTTCCGGTTCTCGAACCTGCCGGAGTACTGGCAGCCGGCGCCCATCGCCACTACCCCCGACAAGCCCGCGAAGGCGGCCGGCTTTGGCCGGATGAAGACCACGGCCGCTGCGGCAAGGGCAGGTGACCAATGAGTACCTTCATCCTTCGGGCCGAGAACGCCCGGGACCGGATGGCCGCGGCCTGGCGCTTCGCCTGCCAGTACCTGGAGCTGGGCCGGGCCGTCCGCGTCGAGGTCAAGGAATGCAAGTCCACTCGCAGCTTGGAGCAGAACGCGATGCTCCATGCCATCTGCGAGGACATCGCCCAGCAGCGGCAGTGGGCCGGCCGCTGGATCGACAAGGAAGGGTGGAAGCGGCTGCTGGTCGACGCCTGGGCGCGCACTGAGAGCCGACAGCAGGGCGACATCGTGCCGTCGCTGGACGGCGCCAGCGTGGTGAACCTGGCTGTGCAGACCCGGACGATGTCCGTGGGCGACATGGCGGACCTGATCACCTTCGCGCAGGCCTGGGCCGTGGAGAACGGCGTGCGGCTCAACGAGCCGCGGTATCGGGACTACGGCGAGCAGCCGCGGAGGGTGGCATGAAGCGCGGACGTTCCACTGGCAACCCTACGGTCGCCCAGCAGCAGCGTATGGACGCGATCCGCGAGATCGGCTGCATCGTCGCGCACTCGCTGGGCCTCGGGCATGTCCCCTGCGAGGTCCACCACCTGACCATCGGCGGCAAGCACGGCGCCAAGCGACGCGGCCACGACTTCACCGTGGGCCTGAACCTCTGGAGCCACCGCGGCGAGGCCTTCGGCGGCATGTCGGCCGAGACCTGCGAACGCCTGTTCGGCCCTTCTTACGCCAAGCAGCCCCGCCGGTTCCGGCAGGAGATCGGCAGCGACGACTACCTGCTGGACCTGCAGAACACCCTGATCGAGAAGCACACGAAGGAGGGCCGCCCATGGGCAGCATGAGCGAGAACGAAACCAAGCCGGTGGTGGTGGACCACACTGTTGCGGCGCAAGTTGCGTGCGAATCGCACGGAGAGGGCTACGGCATCGATTGGATTTGGCATCACGACGGCATTGGCCTATTGCACCCGCAATCCGCCATCGACCGCCTGACCGCAGAGCGGGATGCAACTTTGGCGGATGCGAGACGGCTTCGTAGCGTGATCGACTACGCGCTCGCGCAACACAACTATGGTGCTCATCCTCGGCAGAATCACTGGGCGGCAAAGGCAATGAGTGAGCTTGCGGCCATGGACGCCGCGCGCTTGGAGCGTGGGGCATGACCGCCCTACGCCTGACCTTTGGCATAGACCCGGGCCTGACCGGTGCGATCGTGACCCTGCTGGACGGGGTGGCCGGCCCGATGATCGACATGCCCACCCGGCGTGTGGATGGCTGGGGCGAGATCGACGCCCGGGCCCTGGCCACCTTCATTCGCGAGCAGCGCAGTGCGCACCCCGGCGCCTACGTGTCGGCCTGCGTCGAGAAGGTTGGCGCCATGCCGGGCGACGGCGGTACAAGCGCCTTCAGGTTTGGCGAGACCAGCGGCGGTATCCGTTTCACGCTCGACGTACTGGGCGTGCCGTACACCCGCGCCATCCCGGCGGTGTGGAAGCGTCAGTTCGCCCTGATTGGCAAGGAGAAGGACGCCGCGCGGCAGCTTGCCATCCACCGGTTCCCTGAGGCCGCCCACATGCTGACCAGGAAGAAGGACAACGGCCGGGCCGATGCCCTGCTGATTGCCCTGTATGGGGAACAGCGCCTGGCCAGCGGGGTGGCCGCTTGACCGACGCAACGGACCGCATGTGGAAGCGCTACCGAGCCCGGGTCCGGCGCCAATGGCTCTGCTCGGTGTGCCAGTTCCGCGAGCTGACCGACGGGACGTTCCACTGCCGGCGCCAGCCCGATAGACAGGGTGCGTGCGACACCGACGGGCGCCTGCCGGCGTTCCGATTGGACGACGAGGTCCTGGACGAGCTGCGAGATGCGTAGAGCGGGAGGATGCGATGGCCACTTCGAACCACGACACCAACCGAGACCCCACGCCGCGTAGGCAGGTGGAACGCCGCATCAAGCCGGCATTCTGCCTGGACGACTGTGCCACGGTGCAGGAATTGGCCCAGCGGCTCCAGAAGCGCATCCGCCAGACGCTCTACGCCCGAGGGGCGGGCACGGTTGTGGCCATCAACAGCCAGGCGGAGGTCTACCTGCTCATGGCGGGGGAGGCGAGGACCGAGCGCTTCTACGCCGAGCAGTACGACTGGGTGATGGGGACCTATGCGGAGCTGCCGATGGGCGGGGGCAATGCGGCGGTCCCTGACCTGCACTCCCTGGAAGAGGACATCCGATTCCACCTGCCGGCGTGGGCACTGGACGATGAGCCTGCCCAGTTGGACCAGGGAGCCGAGCGGCCCGTGCAGCTCAAGCTCCCGTTCCCTCCGTTGCATGAGATGGCCGCTGCCGCGTAATGGCGGCATGAGCGACCGCCAGACGCCCAACACCATCGATCCGTATCTCGAAGCGCCGGCCGGGGCGCTCTCTGCAGTACCGGCCCGACCAGCGGGCAGGTGTCGACAACAGCCCGCAGCCGACACGGAAGAGGCCGCGTGCGGCCGGCCGGGGGCCATGACCCTCGGTGACGCCATGACTTCCGGGAATCGGCGATCCACCGCTGTAGGGGGCTGACCATGTCACGCAAGGCAGTCAAGCCCGCTGCCACGAAGGCGGCAACAAAGCCTCAGGGCAAGAAGGGCGCGGGTGGCCGGCCCAGCAAGTACAAGCCCGAGTTCGCCAAGCAGGCCAAGTTCCTCGCCGACAAGGGCTGCACAGACCCTGAGGTGGCGACCTTCTTCGAGGTGGCCCTGTCGACGGTCTCCCTGTGGAAGCTCAAGCACCCCGAGTTTTCGGAAGCCTTAAGGCTGGGCAAGGCTGAGGCCGACAGCCGGGTAGAGCGGGCGCTGTTCGAGCGGGCCACCGGCTACAGCCATCCGGACACCCACGTCAGCACCTACCTGGGCGAGGTGACCCTGACGCCAGTCATGAAGCACTACCCGCCGGACTCCACGGCGATGATCTTCTGGCTGAAGAACCGCAAGCCGGAGCACTGGCGCGACAAGCCGGAGGGCTTCAACGACGACGCGCCGCCGCCGGCAGCCGTCACGGTCGACGTGGTCAGTGGGCGAAAGCGTGCCGACGCTCACTGAGCCCCAGGCGGCGTTCCTCCAGCTGCCGCACAAGTTCCGGGCGTTCGTAGGGGGCTTCGGCTCGGGCAAGACCTGGGTAGGGTGCGGCTCACTGTGCCGCCATGCCTGGGAGTTCCCGCGGATCCCCACGGGGTACTTCGCGCCCAGCTACCCGCAGATTCGCGACATCTTCTACCCGACCATCGAAGAGGTGGCATTCGACTGGGGGCTGCGAGCGCAGATCAACCAGTCGAACAAGGAGGTGCACCTGTACGCCGGGCGGCAGTACCGCGGCACGGCCATCTGCCGGTCGATGGACAACCCGGCCAGCATCGTGGGCTTCAAGATCGGCCGCGGTCTGGTGGATGAGATCGACACGCTGAAGAAGCGGAAGGCACATGACGCCTGGCGGAAGATCATCGCCCGCCTGCGCGTGAAGGCACCCGGCCTGCAGAACGGCATCGATGTGACGACGACGCCCGAGGGCTTCAACTTCGTCTACGAGCAGTTCGAGCAGATCCCGGGCCAGGACCCGGCCAAGGCCGAGCTGTACGGCAAGGTCCACGCCAGCACCTACGACAACGAGATCAACCTGCCGGACGACTACATCGAGTCCCTGTTCGAGACATACCCGGCGCAGCTGGTGAAGGCCTACATCAACGGCCTGTTCGTGAACCTGACCAGCGGCTCGGTGTACGCGGCCTACGACCGCAAGCTCAACGGCACCCTGGCCACGATCAGCGACGACGACCGGCTCCACGTGGGCATGGACTTCAACGTGATGAACATGACGGCCATCGTCTGCGTGATCCGCGCCGGCCAGCCGCTGGCGCTGGAAGAGTTCACCGGCGTCAGGGACACCCCGGCCATGATCGTGGCGCTGCGCGAGCGGTTCGGCGATCGACACATCGCGGTTTACCCCGACGCCAGCGGGGAGAGCTCGCACACCAACAACGCCAGCGTGTCCGACCTGGGCCTGTTGCGGGCGGCCGGGTTCGTCGTCCGGGTGCCGCCGGCCAACCCCCGCATCCGCGCCCGCGTGGTGAGCGTCAACGCGATGCTCTGCAATGCCAGGGGCGTGCGCCGCCTACGGGTGAACCCGGTGGGCTGCCCCAAGTTGACCGAGGCGCTGGAGAAGCAGGCCTACGACGCCAACGGCATGCCGGACAAGACCACGGGCTTCGATCACCCCCCGGACGCGCTGGGCTACTTCATTCACAGCCGCTTCCCGGCCATCGCCAGCGCAAGGGCGCCGACCTCCGTTGAACGGGGTCGGGTCATCACGCCTTATAGCCGCCAATGGCTCGAGCACAACGGCGAGGCAGCCGACGCGATGGAACGGAAGAGGAAGATGCTATGACCGGTCCAGGCGACCAGCTGGCCCAGGCGATCGAAGCAGACGAGATGGAGCAGGCGGAAGCCGAGCGCCAGGCTGCAGCAACGCTGGAGGAAGAGGGCGCGGTCAAGGCCTGGCTGAAGCGGATCGAGGAAGCCCGCGAGTTCGACAAGGGAGCCCGGGAGGGCTACGCCAAGGACCGCACCTACTGCCAGGAGCAGGCCAACACCGACGTGTACGACGTGCGTGTGCCCATCGCCGGCACCTACGTCGGCATCCTGACCACCTTCCTGTACGCCCGTGACCCTGAGGTCAGCGTGGAGCTGGCCGAGGTGGTCTCCCCGCGCATCAAGCAGGAGGCCAAGGCGTTCGCCACCACGCTGGAGATCGTCGTCGGCAGGCTCTGGAAGAAGGGCAAGCTGAAGGCCGCGGCTGACCCGCTGGTGCGCTCCGGCCTGAGCGTGGCAATCGGCTGGCTCAAGGCGGCTTGGCACCGGGAGACGGGCAGCAACCCGGCCCTGCAACAGGAGATTGCCGGTCTACGCTCCAGCTTGGCGGCGATCAGCCAGCTCCAGAGCGCCCTGGCCGAAGGCATGGTGGGCGACGACTCCGCGCAGCGCGCAGAGCTGGAGCAGCGGCTGCAGCAGGCCGAGGACGAGGCCGAGCGCATCATCTTCAATGCCCTGTGCATCGACTTCGTGCGAGCAGAGGACATCCAGGTGGCGCCCGAGTGCGCGTGCCTGCAGCAGTATGTGGACAGCCCGTGGATCGCGCAGCGCCTGTTCATGCCGATGGACAAGGCCAAGGCGGCGTACCCCAAGGTCACCGATGTGCTCGGATCGGCAACGGCCTACTTCCGCATTCCGGGAAAGGCTGCAGACGGTGCGGGCTTCGGCGGTGCGGCCAGGGGCGACCAGGCTGACGCATTCTCCAAGGGGCCGGTCGGTGCCACTGACACCAGCAAGGCCTGCGTCTGCGTGTGGGAGGTGTGGAACAAGGAGACGGGGCACGTCATCACCCTGGCCGAAGGGTGCCCGCGCTACCTGCGCCAGCCGTTCAAGCCGGAGCAGCGGACCACGCGCTTCTACCCGTTCTTCAGCTGGGCCGTGATCTGGAACGACGGCGCGCGCCACCCGCAGTCCCTGGTCGACCGCTCGCGCTCGCTGCTGGACGAGTACAACCGCACGCGTACCAACTACCGGACCCACCGCAGCCGCGCCATCCCGAAAACCGGCTTCGATCGTGGAGCCCTGGACCCGCACGACGCCAAGAAGCTCGAAGGCGCAGTGGTGAGCGAGATGGTGGGGCTGGACCTGCAGGGCCAGCGGCCGGACCAGGTGGTGTTCCCGATCAGCTACAACCAGATCGACCCGGCGCTCTACGACACCCAGCAGATCCGCGCGGAGCTGGAGATGATCTGGGGCGTGCAGGAGGCGCTGTCGTCCAGCATCCAGGTGGCGAAGACCGCTACGGAGGCGGATATCCAGCAGCAGGGCACGGAGTCTCGCATCGGCTACGCCCGCGACAGCCTGGACGAGATGCTCTCCGAGCTGGCCGTCTACACCGCCGAGCTGGCGGTTTCCCCCAACGGGCTGACGCAGGACGACGCGGTGAACTGGGCCGGTGCGGACGCCATGTGGATCAACGTGCCCGAGCCCGAAATGCTCGACATGGTGGTGCAGGTGGATATCCGGGCGGGCTCGTCCGGAAAGCCGGCAACCGCTCTCCGACAGCAGCAGTGGTCGATCCTGCTGCCGCAGCTCCAGCAGTCCGCCATCCAGATCGGTCAGATGCGCGGCTCGTCGCCGGCGGACATCGCCAACTGCCTCGAGCAGTTGGCCGTGGAGACGGTGAAGCGCGCCGGCGATACCAGCATCGACCCGTACAGCTTCATTCCGCAGGCGCCGGCACCGGTTGACCCTGCGCTCGATCCGATGGGTGGTGCCGCCATTGACCCGGCGATGGCTGCCGGTGCGGCCGGCGGTGAGCCGCCGATCGATCCCGCAATGCTCGACCCGGCTGCGATGACGCCGCCGGCAATCACCCCCGTTTGACCCCACACGCCGCCAGCGAGGACACACACGTGCGTATTGACCAGAACGAACCCGACACCACCGTCATCGAGGATGACGGCGCTGCAGCCGCTGCCGCCCAGGCCGCGGCGACCGTCGCCAGCAACGACGGCAACCCCAACACCGTGGCGCTGGACGCCTTCAGCCAGGGAGTGGAGAAGGCCCGCGAGCAGGAAGTGCTGGACGACGGTGGCGCGCCTGCCGCCGCCGCCGATGGGGCTGCTGCAGACCCCGCGGCTGCCGCTGATGGAGGCGCTGCCGCTGCCGGCGCTGGTGCACCGGGCACCGAGGACAGGGAGGGTGGTGAGCCGGACCCGGCTGCTGCCGCTGCCGCTGCGGAGGCTGCGAACCAGCCCGATGCCATCGATGCCGAGATCAAGGATCTGGGCATTTCGAACGAGCGGACCCAGAAGCGCTTCCGCGAACTGAGCGAGCGCGCTGCCGAAGCCGAGACCCTGCGACCGGACGCCGAGCGCGGCCGGCAGTGGGAGGAAACGATCAAGTCCACCGGTGCCGATCCGCAGCAGATGGGCAACGCGCTGAACTACCTGGCCGCCATCAACTCGCGCGACCCGGCGGCGATGGCGCAGGCCTACGACTTCATGCAGCAGGAAATGGCCTGGTTGGCGAAGGAGCTGGGCCGGCCGGCACCGGGCTACGACCCGCTGGCCGAGTATCCCGAGCTGGCCAAGCAGGTAGCCGACGGCGACATGACCAAGGCGGCAGCGGAAGAGCTGATCCGCACCCGTCGCGCCTCGGTCCTGCAGCAGGACAGCCAGCAGCGCCAGCGGCAGGCGATGGAGCAATCGCGCGCCGCCACCTTGGCGCAGGAGCAGGCGATGCAGGACGTGCAGGCGCTGGGCGCCCAGCTTCGCGCCGCCGACCCGCAGCACTTCGACGCCAAGTTTAAGGCGATCCAGCCCATGGTCGCGGTCATCCAGAACAATCTGCCGCCCCAGCAATGGGCCGCTGCCATCCAGCAGGCCTACATGGCTGCGCCGGCACCGGTGGCAGCGCCCGTGCAGCGCCAGCCAGCAGCGGCGCCCAACAACCCGGCCCGCGCCACTGGCGTGGACCTGAGCAAGGCACCGACGAAGGAGAACGCCTTCGACTTCGGGGTGCAGGCCGCGAAGGCGGCAGGCCGCTGATGCGCCGCCATCCCCTCGCGCTCGCCATCTGGTGGGCGCTCAATAGCCGGAGAATGCAATGACCCAGCATTACGTTGGAACCAAGATCATCGAGGCCTGGCCGGCGCAGAAGGACGGCATCGACGGCTACTCCGTGAAGTACGCCGACGGCTACACCAGTTGGTCGCCGAAGGATGTGTTCGAGGCTGCGTATCTCCCGCTCGGCCACATCGGCCACCTTCCGCCGCATGTGCAGCGCATGGTCGCGGAGCTGGAGCAGCTGGACGACCGCATCAGCAAGCTCGGCAATTTCCAAGGCACCGATATCTACGCGAGCCTGCCGGAAGACGAGCGTAAGGACCTCGATGCGCAGGGCAAGTGCATGGTCGCCTACTGGAATGCGCTTCTGATCCGTGTCGAGCGCGCGCGCGGGCAGTTTGAGCGCCCGGCACTGACCGATGCTGATGCGTCCGCCGACCTCGCCGGTACCGCGCGCCTCGACAACCCCGGCCTCAACACGAGCGCCGCGCAACCCCGTTGACTGGCATGCCGGCTGGCGCATATTGCGGTCCAGCCGGCCAACGCCGGCATCGCGAGTGACGTAAGCCGGGTTCGCCGCCGGTAGCGCTGAAACGAGAGTCGCGCCCTCGGAACGCGAGAGACCACGCCCATTCGGGCTTCCTCTTTCCCTCCGAGGTGCGATATGCCTTTGACTCCCGCCCAGTTGGCGTCCGGCGCCAACTACCAGATGCAGTCCTACGCGACTGACGACCCGATCGACCAGTTCACCAGCGAGCGTCCGCTGGCCAAGTGGCTGATCGAGAAGAAGACCGAGACGGTCTTCGGCAACGGCATCTTCAACGAGAAGGTGCGCTTCACCAACGACAGCAACTACCAGAACTTCTCCGGCGACGACCAGGTCACGTTCAACCGGAAGGACACCGTGCGCCTGGCGCCGTACCAGCACTACGAGGCCCACGACGGCTTCAGCCTCAACGAGACCGAGCTGGCCAACAACGGCATCATCCTGACCGACGACAAGTCGGCGCAGATGACCGATGCCGAGAAGATCCAGATCGTGGACAAGCTGCAGGAAGGCTGGACCACGCTGAAGGACGGCTTCCAGGAGAACTGGGACCGCGAGATCCACCTCGACGGCTCGGCAAACCCCAAGGCCGTGCCGGGCCTGGACGCGCTGGTCAGCACCACCCCGAACGCCGGCGTCATCGGTGGCATCGATGCGTCGACCACCCCGTGGTGGCGCAACTGGGCGGTGATGGGGATCAGCACGGCCACGGCCGGCAACCTGATCTCCACGCTGGAGACCCTGTGGCGTCAGACGATCACCTACGGCAAGTTGGGCAACCCCGACTTCATCGTCGTGGGCTCGGCGATGTACGACGCCATCCAGGCCGACGCGCTGAAGGTCATGGGGCGCCAGATCAACCTGGGCCAGGCGTCGACCGGCGGCGTGACGCTGGACCCGAGCACCAAGGCGCTGGCCTTCAAGGGCGTGCCGGTGGTGTGGGATCCGACCTTCGATGCCCTGGACGAAGAGCTGGGTGCGATCACCTATCCGTGGAAGAAGCGCGGCTACTTCCTCAACAGCAAGGCCCTGCGCCTGCGCCCGGTCAAGGGCCGCTGGATGATCCGCCGCACCCCGCCGCGCGTGTACGACCGTTACACGTACTACTTCGGCCTGACCGCGGACTACGGCCTGACCTGCCGCAAGCGCAACTCGAACGCGGTTTTCAGCATCGCCTGATCACCCCCAACGTGCCGGCGGGGCATGCCTCGCCGGCCAGGAGAAAGAAATGCCGAACACCATCACCGTACAGGGCACGAACATCGTGGCCCTGAAGAAGACCCCGCTGCTGGGCGGGGAGGGGCGCGAAGGGCTGGCCCATCTCGGCGGCAACGCCTCGGTCAGCAGCGGCGTGCTGCTGCAGGGCCACCCTGGCCTGGCCAGCGGTGCCACCCCGGCCAGCGGCGACGCGGGCTGGGTCACGCTGCTGAGCGCGACCGCGACGCAGGGCCCGGTGGTCGAGATCGCCGACCTGCCGAAGTTCGTCAAGCTGGGCGCCGCTGCCACGGGCCCTATTACCCTGGAGGGCGTGCAGTAATGGCCAAGTCCATCATCCTCACCTTCGTCACGCTCCTGATCGACCGTGACGCCAGCACCAAGCTCCCGACCACCGTGCCGGAGTTCGAACAGCCCATCCTCGAAGAGATCTACGGCGAGGAGCTGGTAACCGAGCTGGAGTCCAAGGAAATGCAGGTCGAAGACTTCGACGTCGGCGCTGCATTCGCCGGCCTGGTCAAGAAGTACGGCGGCAATGCCGACTCCGACGCGGCCCGCGCCCGCTACTTCAACCGCCAGCGCGACCTGGAGAAGTTCATCGACAGCCGCCAGCCGTCGAGTGCCAAGGCCGCGGCGAAGACCACGACCACTGCACCCGCCAAGACCGCTGCCGAGAAGAGGGCGGAGAAGAACGCTGCCAAGGCCGCGGCGAAGGCTGGCAAGGATGCGGCGGTGGCCACTGACTTCACCGAGCTGCTGGCCGGCGATGTGGCCTCCATCACCGAGAAGCTGAAGGACCTGAGCGATGCGGACCTGGTTGCCATCGAGGCGGCGGAAGCCGAAGGGCAGGGCCGTGAAGATCTGCTGGCCGCGATCGATGACGAGAGCGAGTCCCGCAAGCAGTAACCCGACCCGCTGGCGGCGGTGACGGCGGCCGGTCGGGGGTGACTCCGGCCGGCCTTTCTTGATGTAGGGAGAGCGTTATGACTTGGGTTCCAATCGTAGACAGTGGGGTTGCCTACTCATTCGGCTGGGATGGAGGTGCTGGTGACGTTGATGTGACCCTGGGTTCTGACTCCGTCGTAAGAACCACTGCGCATGGCTCAACTGGCCGGGCGAACTGGAAGATTGACGCGCCCACGTCCTCGCTAAGGCTTCGCATCACCGTGCTGGAGTACGACCTTACGTCCCTCGAAGGATATCCCGCCTGGTTCCGCTGGTACGGCGAAAATGGCGAAGATAATCTCATCGAGAACGAAGCGGCGCCGCAGTCTGAGTTCTTGCCCGCTTTATTTGAGGCGGTCGTCGGTGCAACCAGCTCCATTTATTACACCGCAGCGGTGCGCACCAATGGGCTGGAAACGTACGCTTTCCTCGTGGAGGCCTGGACGGATGCTCCCGATCCGCCCGATCCCCCGGAGCCCACCACTGATTACAACTGCGCCTGCGACGACGACTACCCGCGCACCACGCTGAAGCAGATGCGTAGCCGCATTGCCACGCGGCTCGGCTTTGCCACCCAGGTCGCGATGGGTGCTCTTCCGCCTGGCATGGCTGAGCTACTGGACGACTTCATCCGCAATGCCCAGGAGATGCTCTACCGCCGCTACCCGGTGTTCCGGTTGGAGCGGTTCTATGCCTGGAAGATGCAGCCGGGCGTTCGGTTCTACGATTTCTCGGGCAACGAGGACGCATGTCAGAAGCACATGGATCCTCGCATGGTCACCTGGGTGGGCGTTTCCCAGGGCGATCTGTGCTGGCGTCCCCTGATCTGTGGGATCGATCCGGTGATGTATGGCAGTTCCGGTCCGGGCATCCCATCGCACTACGAGGTCCGGCAGTGCATCGAGGTATGGCCTGCACCCGTCGACGCCACGTGGGTCCTGCGGATCAAGGGGCACTTCGGGCTGTTGCCATTGGACAGTGAGGGCGACGAGACGACGATCGATCCCGAAGCGATCTTTCTGCAGGCCCTGGCCAATGCCAAGGCGCACTACGGCCAACCCGACGCTGGCAACTACGCCGCGCAGGCGACGGCCTACGTGCGCAGCCTCATTGCCGGGTCCCATCACACCCGGCGGTACATCCCCGGCAGCGCGATGCCGCCGCCGGCTGTGCGCCCGGTCTTGAAGGAGGATTAAGGATGCGCAGTCAGGCACTCACGACGGTCAAGGCTGGCATTACTCGCCTGCGCGACAAGGGCGGGGCCTCGCCGGATTCGCTGTACGACCTGGTGAACGGGTACGTCACCGCGGCGCGGACCATCAAGTGCCGTCCTGGCACGCGCATCGAAGTGGTGCTCCCGCCCGGGACGAAGGGCCTTGTCTGGTTCCAGGGCAAGTTCGTCGTGTTCTCGCATCTGGTGGTCGACTCGGGCACCTCGCGCGTCGAGGTGGAGGTGATCCGGCACCCCACGGCACCGGCGACCGCCATCAAGGACATCCACTTCGCGCTGCCGTTCCTCGGTTACCTGTACGTGGTGGCCGAGTTTGCCGATGGCCTCATCCGCCACTACTGGCTGGAGAAGGGGGAGGTCTGGCAGCCGAACCACATCTACCTCCCGGGAACGCTCGTTCGCCCCACCGAGGGCAATGGGATGGCCTACCGCGTCGAGTCGGATCGCGCCGGGTACACCCCCTGGGCGCCCAACGTCGGCCGTGCCTTGGGCGATGTCGTCGTGCCGGTCGTGGACAACGGCTACCGGTACGCGGTCACCGAGACGGTGGGTGATAGCCCGCGCTCTGGGACGGTGGAGCCGACGTGGCCGACCAATCCTGGCGAGACGGTCATCGAGGACGTCAGCAACCGGAACCCCTACACCGTCGACCAGGAGACGGGCACTCCGACCACCCCTGTGCCTTCATCCGTGAAGGAGCGCTACGGCAGTGGCTCCCGGTCGACTTCGAACAGCAGCGAGGCGCAGTAATGGCGTATCCCGTCTGGCAATCCGGCACCCTGTACCAGCCTGGCGACATCGTCGTTCCCATCACTGCGCCGTCTCCCACGGCAACGTCCGTGGAGAACGGAGAGTTCACCGACGGAGCGAACAACTGGGACTTCACCGGCTCGGCCTTCTACTCCGAGCATGTCTCCAAGGGGGGCTGGCGCACCTACGTCGAACTGCCGGGCAACCAGGCCGGCGGCGGCGCGCTTAACCAGACGAAGCTGGTGGTCCCGGTCGGCAAGAAGATCACGGCCGCCTGCCTGATCGACCAGGGAGCCTCTGTCGCTGGCGCAACGCGGGGCTGGGTGGAGGTGCATTGGTTCAGTGCTTCCAACGTCCTGCTCAGGATCGACAAGGGCAACCAGGTGGACAGCGGTGCCGGCGGCGCTGTCCATCGCTCAACCTGCGAGGCCATCTGCCCTGAAGGTGCGGCCTACTGCAGGGCCGGCATCGAGCTTTGGTCTGTCGCGGACCACAACCACGCGATCTGGGGCGGCAACCTGTGGGTGGAGGGAACCTTTGCCGGGCTTCCCGCCGATCTGGCCTACAAGGCGGTGCAGCCCGAGTCTGGGTTCTCCGACGCCAGCGAGCCGGCCTGGCCGCCGGTACTCGGCCAGCAGGTGGTCGACAACGAGGTCACATGGGAAGCGATCGCCGCCACCCGCGTGGTGTGGACCGCCGAGCCCTTGTACATCAGCGGCGACTCGGAACCGGAGTGGCCGGAGGAAGAAGGCGGCATGGTGAAGGACGGCACCGTCACCCTGCGGGCCGTCTCGCGTCGTGTGGAGGATCCGAACTGCCCGAACACCAAGATCGTGGCCATTGCCGCATCCAAGGTGTTCTGCGGGGACGACGACATCGTGCGCTACTCGGCCACTGTCAACCCGCTGGATTGGTCGACGGACAACGACGCCGGCTACCTGCCCACGGGCCTGCAGAACTACGGGGCGAACCCGGTCACGGCCATGGGGCTGTACCGCGGCAACCTGATCGTGTTCAACGCCGAGGCCTTCCAGCTCTGGCAGGTGGACGAGGACCCGGCCAACATGGCGCTGCTGGACGCGTTGCCGATGGGCAGCACGCAGCATCATGCAATCGCCCCGGTATCCAACGACCTGTTCTTCCTGGCGTCGCAGGGTGTCCGCACGGTCGGTATCGCGGCCAGCAGCACAAACTTCCAAGCGGGTGACGTGGGCATGCCGATCGACCCTCTGGTGCAGGAAGCCATGGCGGCTGGAAGTGAACCGCTGGCGCTGTACTACCCTGCGATGGGCCAGTACTGGCTCGTGTTCAACAGCTACGGCCACTGGGAAGGGGAAATGTGGATCCCGGGTACTGCCCAGGTGTTCGTCTACTCGATGACCCGAATGGGGCAGGTGGGCGCCTGGTCGCGCTACACCTTCCCCTATGCGATCGATGACTGGGCCATCGCGGGCGACCTGCTCTACCTGCGCTCCGGCGACTTCATCCACCGCGTCGGTGAAGCGGCCGGTGACGAGATCGGCATTCAGCGGGACGGCTGGACGTTCGAGGTCGTCCCGTTCGAAGGATTGATCCAGTGGCCGTGGCTCGAGTTCGGGCAGCCAGGCGTAACGAAGATGCTGTACGGCTTCGACATCGTTGGCCAGGGCGGGGTGTCGGTCTCATTCGGCATCGACCAGAGCAACGGTGGCCTGTTTACGCCGGGGTACACGGTGCCAGCGGATACCGTTCCCGGAATGGTGATCCCGATGCCATTGGCCGCCCCGTCGCTGTCAGTGAAACTGACCTACGACGGCAGCGAACCCTGGCAGTGGAACGCGCTGGGCCTGTACCTCCAGGACCTGCGCGGGATGTCCTGACTCCGTTGAACCCCCTCCGGCGGGCAGCAGCATACGTCCATGCTGCCCGCTCGCCTTCCCTCGAACATCGTCCCCTGCCGTCCGGCGCATCTGGTGTTCCTTTCGGACCGGATGCGCGCTGACGAGCAGGCGCAGTTCTTGGCCGTCACGGGCCTGGATGAGTTCTCGCCGGACGTTGCCGCGGCGTTCTTCATCGACACAGCGCAGAAGTCGCAGGGCTTCGCATTCACCGTCCTGCAGGGCGACAACCTGCCCGCCGCCGCGGGCGGCTTCCAGCCGGCGGGTGCTGGCGTGTGGCAGGCCTGGATGGTCGGCACCGAGGACGGATGGGCCCAGCAGTGGCGCGCCATGACCAAGGCCACGCGCTGGCTCATGGATCGGCTGTATGAGGCGGGCGCGCATCGCTTGCAGACCAGCGCCCTCACCACCCGGGAGAAGGCCGTGGAGTGGTTCGAGCGGTCGCTGGGATTCCGGCCGGAGGGCGTCTGGCGCCACTTCGGAGTGCGGGGCGAGGACATCGCCCATTTCTCGAAGCTGAGGGGTGAGTAATGGGCGCCGGTGGCGGTTCCAACAAGGCAGCGCAGCAAGCGGCCCAGCAGGAAGGGCTGCGGCAGGCCAACATCAACCGATCGATGCAGCAGATCAACCAGATCTACGGCAGCCCGCAGCGCGAGGCCGACATCAACGACTTCCTGTCGGCCAGCCGCAGCTTCTACCGGCAGAACCTGGACCGGCAGCACGACGCGGCGGATCGCAGCCTCCGCTTCGCAATGGCGCGCAACGGGCTGACCGGCGGCTCGGCGTCCGTCGACGCGAACCGGCAGCTGGGTCAGGACTACCAGCAGGGCATCCTGACCGCCGATCGCCTGGCGCAGAGCGCGGCCAACGAGCTGCGCAACGCCGACGAGACCAGCCGGATGAACATGATCCAGCTGGCGCAGACGGGCGCGGACATGACCACCGGCGCGAACAACGCCGCGCTGTCACTGCGCAACAACCTGGCCGGCGCGCGATCGCAGCTCAACGCCGACGCGCTGGGCGAGCTGTTCTCGGGCGTCGGGACCATCGCCAAGGCCAGCCGGGACCAGGCCGAGACGCGCCGGGCGAACCGGGATTTCTACAACCTGTACTACTCGCCGGGCTTCGGCTACGGCGCTGGGGGCCGCTGATGGGTACTGAGGCTATTTGGGTTCCGCTGGCACTCACGGCACTGAGTGCGGGCGCGAACTACTACAACACCCGGCAGACGCAGAAGAAGCAGGACAACATCCTGGCCGGCCAGATCCGGCAGCAGGGCGTCCGGCAGCAGGAAGCCGATCAGGCGATCGCCGAGGCCATGCGCGAGCGCGCGGCGCAAGGCGCGGAGAACGAGCGCGCCGCCATCGGCAACCAGTATCTGGACCAGGTGCGTGCCGCCCAGGCCAACGCACAGCGCGGGCTGGGCCAGGTGGGGCAGGTGAGCCGTGCATACCAGGTCGACGCCAACAACGCGGCCTTGGGCATCGGCGACTACGGCGCACGGACTGCCGACCTGATGGCCCGCATCGATGCGCCGGCACAGCAGCGGCAGCGCGAGGGCACCGCGGACGCGCGTGTGGCGATGGAGCTGGACCAGATCGGCCGCCGGAGCCGTGCGGACGACTATCTGGCCCAGCTTCGCCTGCGCGGCGTCCAGCGCAATCCCTGGGTCGACCTTGCCTCGGGCCTGATGAGTGCCGGTGCCGGTTTCGCCGCCCAGTCCGGTGGCGGCCAGAGCCTTGCCGGCATCCAGACGCAGGCCAAGCTCGGTGCCGACTTCGGCAACGCCAATGCAACGTTGGGCAACTCGAACATCGCCAACCTGATGGCGGGTTGGCGTGAAGGAAACACCGGCAGGGCCTTGGGTGCCCTCGCCAACAAGCAGTGGGGGTTCTGAGATGGCAGACCTTGACCTGAACCGCCTTCTGCGTGGCGGTATGGATTTGGCCGCGGCTTTCGGGCGCGGGGATGACGCCTACAACTCCGCGCTGGCGAAGCGTGTCCAAGTCGAGGGAATGGTGATCGACGCCCGCAACAAGCGGGATGCCGCGATGGCGAAGAATGATCTCGTCGGTCTGCTGATGGAGTCTGGCGAACCGGCCGACCGGCAGCGGGCGCTCGCCGTGCGCGGCGGGGTCGATCCCAAGTTGCTGGGGTTCGGCGGCAAGACCAACGAGGCATTCACCCTGTCGCCTGGCAGCAAGCGCTTCGACGCCGCCGGCAAGGTGATCGCGGAGGTTCCGTTCGCCCCGGCCAACATGCAGTACGTGGATGTGCCGGACGGCTACGGCGGTGCGGTGAAGGCGCTGTTCGATCCGCGCGGCGGATCATTCCGCCAGCCGCAGTACGGCGGCTTCTCGACGTACGAAGACGGCTCGCCGGTAACTCTGTCGAGCAGCGTTGGGCCGAACGGCCAGCCGTTCAACTTCGATCCGAGCCTGACTCCCGATCAGCGGCGAGTGGTGATGGCGGACATTGCCAGCGGTGGGGCGTCTGACAACTACACGCTACCGCCGAGCTCGACGCATCAGTTTGGCCGCACTCCGCCAAAGCAAAAGGACGCCCCGGCCGGATGGCGATGGACCGCAGATGGCCAGTCGCAAGAGCCTATTCCTGGCGGCCCAGCGGACCGGAAGGCCAATCCGACCCCGGCCGACCAAGCTCAGGGGGAGATGGGGATGCGCAAGGAGCTGGCGGCTCGCGTCAAGGATGATCGGAGCACGATGGCCATGTTCCAGAACGTCCAGAACGCTGCAGCGAATACCAGCGCAGCCGGTGACCTGTCGCTGATCTTCGCCTACATGAAGATGCTCGACCCTGGCTCGGTGGTTCGCGAACAGGAGTTCGCCAATGCGCAGAACGCAGCCGGTGTGCCGGACCAGATCCGCAACATGTGGAACCGGGCGCTGCGCGGCGAACGCCTGAATCCGCGGCAGAGAGGGGACTTCCTCAACCAGGCTCGTCTGCTCGCGTCGGCTGCCCAAGACCGGCTGACGGCTGCGACGCGCGAGTACCAGAGTATCGCCGACCAGTATGGCTATGACGCTACCCGGGCCACCGGGATGGCGGATTTCCGCGATGTCACGGGCAACGTCCAGGTGCCACAGGCTCAGTCCGTTGCCAGCCCGACGACCCAAGCGGAGTTCGACGCCCTTCCCAGCGGCGCAATCTACATCGACCCCGACGACGGGCAGACCTACCGGAAAAGGTGAGCGGAATGGCGCGATTTGATGGAATCCCGGTGGGTGAGCAGCAGCGCAAGCCGCGCTTCAGCGGTGAGCTGGTGTCGGCGCCGGCTGACTTCTCCGACGTCACCGCCAGCGTCGATACCACTGCAGAGCAGCCCGACCGGCCGTACCGTGGCAGCCTGTTCAACCAGCTGATCGAACTTGCCAGTGGCCCGGCTCCGCTGCAGGGAAGCACCACCGAGGAACGCAAGGCGGACTATCAGAGCCGGCCAGCGGCGCTGCGGGGCGTAGTCGGAGCAGGACAGGCGGTAGACAGTCTGATCCGCGGTGTGGCGCAGCTGACCGATACCACTACACCCGAGATGGAGGCCCGCAGCCGTGAGCTGGGCCAGGTTGTGGCGGGGGACTTGCCAACGCTTGGCGGCAAGATCGCAACTGACGCGGCTCTGACATTCCTTCCGGCGAAAAGGGTAGCTGCAGTGCCCAGCCTAGTTGGACGAATGGCGGCGGGAGCTGGATTGGGCGGCGGGTATGGGGCACTTCAGGCGGAGGATGCGCCTGGCCAGCGCCTCTGGAACACGCTCATCGGTGGTGCCTTTGGTGGTGCTGGCGAGGCCGTGGGATCGGGGTTGCGGGCAGCTGGTGCGCGCGTTGCGCCGCAGGCAAAGGCGATGTACGAGCGGGCGAAGGACTTTGGCATCGACGTTCTTCCCTCCCAGCTGACGGACGTTCCGTTCATCAGCCGCCTTCAGGGCATGATGCGGAATCTGCCCGGCAACGGCGCTGCAGAAGCATTCGACACCCAGAGAGCGCAGTTCACCAGCGCGGTAGGGCGGCTGATTGGCGCTGAAGGCGACCGGCTTACCCCCGACGTTTTCTCGGCGGCTCGCCAGCGCATCGGCAATGAGTTCGAACGCCTGACCGCTCAGAACCAGTTGAAGCTGGAGGACGCCCTGCTGGGCCGTCTCGGCGATATTCAGAGGGAAGCGGCGGACCTTGGGGAAGAGGGCACGGCTCGGGCCGTCTCCAGCATCGTGGACCGTGTGCTGGGTCAGTCCAAGGAAGGGGCGCTGCCTGGACGTGCGTATCAGTCGATCGACACCCAACTCGGAAAGCTTGCCCGCGCGGGTGGCGAGAAGGGCTACTTCCTGTCTGAGGTGCGGGAAGCGCTGCGGGACGCTATGGATTCGTCCATTTCGCCGCAGACGAGCCAAGCTTGGCAGGCGGCCCGCCGGCAATGGCGCGACATGAAGGCGATCGAGCCATTGGTTGCGAAGGCCGAGGAAGGAATCATCAGCCCGGCCCAGCTGATGGGGCGCGTCACCGCGGATCGAGCGGGCCGTGCGTCGATGGCACAAGGCACTCGCGGCGAGCTGGGAGACCTGGCGCGCGTAGGTCAGGCGTTGAAGGCGCCCCAGTCGTCCGGTACTGCGGAGAACATGCTGGCGGGCGGGGCGCTCAATCCGGTCAACTGGCCTGGCTTGCTGGCGGGCGTGTTTGCCGGTCGAACGGTGGGCAGGGCGTTGAACAATCCGCGCCTGGCTGACTTCATCGTCAGCAACGAGGCGAGGCCCGCCGTCGCCAATGCCCTGGCAACGGTCCCGTCACCCCTCAGTCTTGCCCTCGCCAGCGCCCTCCGCGGAGCTCCGGTCACCGTCGAACCCGATCCGAGGCGGGCCAACAACGGTCGCTGAGGTGTACCGGGGGTCATTGGCGGCCAATTTGGCCGCCTTCCGTGCCGCCTTCTCCGCCTTCCTCTGGGCGACCTTCTCTTCGTGAGCTGCCATCCGTCGGTTGTCGTAGTCGTCAACCTTCTTCCACCACCGGGTGATGATGGGCGCGAGTATGAGCGCGAGAGCCACGCCCAGCCCAGCCGAGATGCCGTTCCAGTTCACTTCGCCGCCCTGATCCGTAGACCTGGCGATCCTACCACCGGGCCGATGGGGCGCATCACTTCCGGGTTTCCTTGCACATGTACAGGTTGTACTTCGCCTCGTACCGGCAGCCGACGCCGCACTCATAACCGCCCATCCCAAGCTCGTCGGTTTCTTCGTCGCTCATGCGTGCGAGATGCTGCCTGAGTGAGTCAATGGCAGCCACCTGACACTCTTCGAACGTGGAAAAGGTGCCATAGATGGCCCTCTGCGCATCCTCAGCAGCCATCGACTGACCGGGCGGGTATACGAAAGCCGTCCACACCTCCCGTTCCCAGACGCAGGACGTCATGAGCAAGGCTGCTGCAGCAACCAGCGATGTCCGCTTCATCCGCATCCCACATCCCTAGACCTAGCAAAGCTACCACCCGCCGGGGTGGGGTGGGAGGGGGCGCCTAGCAGGGGAGGACCTCGGGAATGTCAATGGCCGTGTCAAGCAATTCACAAAGGCCTTGATTCTGTGTGTTGGCTCTGTGGAATCGGTGCTTAATTACATTGAAATAGTCACTCATGCCGCGCTCATAGTGCTGGTACATGGCGTATGCCACCAAGTCAGCAAGCTGGATAAGGCGGGACGATGTGGAGTCCAAGAACAAGGGCACTTCAGCATAGTTCCTGGTTTTGCCAGCGGCATGGCCAGAGTACTTGAAATTGCGGGCCAATCTTTGAATTCGCTGCTCTGTAGAACTCTTGTCGAAGATGATGATTCCGCGCTGCGTGTCGTTGCGATGGTGCATGCCGGCCAAGTAGATATCAAAGCGCCGACACAGCTCCTCGAATGCGAATTCCACCACGTCACGCTTAGTGCATTGATCCTTCTTGATCACGGCGCCAAACAGTCGGGCGTCCCTGTTGTCTCCAACACCTACAGTAAGCGCTTGCAGAATGGCATTTCTTCTCGGCTCGCGATCAATCTTCCGCCACTGCCCACGCCCGCCATGCATCGGTGACCCGTGCAACTCCAACTCGTGGATGTCGCCTGTAGTAAGCCCCTTTACAACTTCATTGAGCTTCTGCTCTGCCCAGTGGGTGTTGCGCTCAAAGAAAGAGACACCAGCAAGAACAAAGTGTGCAGACTCAGTGCCAGATCCAGACTCATCAAGATACAGCAGGTGCATCCATCACCCCCATGATTGCTAAGAAAAAGGGCCGTCCGCGTACGGACGACCCTTCTTGAATAAGGAAGCCAGGAGAGACAATCGCTCTAATGCCCCACTAAGGCGGAACACCTGACCTCGGGGCATATGATGCATTACCGTAACCCACCATTGCAAGCACATTGCTATGATTGCTTGATCAGGCTTCAAATTCCTTATAATTCAATTGCTTATATCTTTTATTGGTGCGCCGCCTGCATGTTGCGTGTCGCTAGATGCGCATCTTGCGTTCCTCTCTGACAGTCTTGCGGATGCTGTAGAGGCGGAGCTCAAGGCGGGTTGGAGCTGGTTGACGGGCCTTAGTCAGCGACACCGACATGGATGTTCCTGGTGGCGATGCGCCGGATGATCTCCTTTGCATCGAGCGGGTGTCTCTCGATCTCTGAAAGCGCGATTTCCCCAAGCAGCTCGGAGGTGAGATCCAGCTGCTCCTGGTAGAGGTGCAACAACTCGCTGATCTTCTCCAGCCGACCTTTGACGGTTTCGGGTCTGCCGCGCCGCTCCGTGAGTGGGTCAATCTCCACGCCTCTTTCCATAAGTTCCAGAAGGCGATCCCTGGTTCGCCGCATGACCTCCACGGTGGACATCGCCACTTCGCGGTGCCCTGCCAGCTGCATGCGCAAATGCAGTGCCGGGTCAGGGCGGAAGGTCAACTCGAAGGAGCGCTCAAGCCGGGACACGATCTCAGCGTTCATCGAGCGATTGTTGGCCTTGGCCGCTTCCGCGATCTGGTCGCGCATGCCGTCTGGGAAGCGGACGATGTATCGATCCTGTGTCTGGCTCGGGTACGCCTTGCTGCTCATTTCTGGAAACCAAGAACCTTAACTTTGGTCATAGTAAGAGGTCGATGCCTAGTTGGCACCAATGCCTAGTTGACATAGATGCCAAGTAGGCATAGTTTTGCCATGCACCTTACTTGAGGAGGCGTGCATGGACACAACGAGGTACCCCAGCCAGCAGGCGCCGAAGTTCATGCTTCGGTTCGACGATCCTGAACACCGTGAGCGCCTGAAGGCCCAAGCCGATAAGGCAAAGAGGAGCTTGAACAAACACCTGCTCTACCTGGTTGAAGAGGGGGAAAAGGCCGTGGGCCTTAGGAGGGGGGCATGAACAGCCTCCCCCGGATCAGCCATCCAGGCGTCCTGAAGTTCGGGGCGATGGAGGTGGAGTGCGCCGTGCTGGATGACGGCCGACGTGGGCTGCTGGGCAAGCACTTCGCCAAGGCGCTCGGTTACGCCGAGAAAACCCCAAGTGACCGGTTTAGCCGCTTTCTGGCCGAATTTGCTCCTAACTACATGAATGGAAAGGAGAAAGCAGGGTCACCGGTTTCCAACCCCGGCAGGGGCGGCCGTGCGCAGTTCATCGAGGCCGAGGCTGTCGTTGAAGCTATCGACAATGTGATCGAAGCTGCGGTTGAGGGGCGCACCCGCAAATGGCAGTCCAGGCAGGTGGCGGCGTGCCTTGCCATCCGGCGTGGTTTGGGCGTGGTGGGCCTTGTGTCCCTGATTGACGAGGCAACCGGGTACCAGTACAGCCGCGCCCCTGATGCTCTACAAGACCTGATCGGCCGATTGATCCGCAAGCATGTAGCGGACTGGGAGCGCCGATTTGAGCCCGAGTACTACCGTGCGCTGGCGAAGCTGACGAACACGCGATACATGGGCGGTGGCCCGAAGCCGGCGATTTGGGGGTGGATCACGCTCCACTACGTCTACGAGGAAGTGTTCCCCACCGAGGTATTGGCCGAGCTGCAGGCGCGCAAGGGAGAGTCCGAGAAGTTGCACCAATGGCTGACGGACAAGGGGATTACTCCGCTGGAACGTCAGATCGACCGGGTACGTGACTTCGCCAGCACTTCGGCGAACCTTGCCGACTTCAAGGCAAGGATGAGCGCTATTTCGACGCGGCCAGGCCAGATCGGCCTTCTGTATCCGGACGCTGCATGACCAACCATTACCGAGAAGGGAATGGTTGCCTGAAACAAAGCGGCCGAACGGGGTGCTACCAACACCCCGCCGGCCTTCCACAACCGTCATACGAGGTGACGATCATGGCAAGCGGAAGTGTAAAGCAGCGAGTGATGGCGGGCGACGAGGTGGTGGCCGAGGTCGAAGGCGACGTGGTCACCCTTCACCTGGGCGAGAGGCCGCGCCTTTTCACGGAGAGCGAGAACCCGCGGCTCGCCCCATACGAGAACCAAAGCGTTCAGTACATCCGCGAGGCGATCGAAGGAGCCGATGCGGTGGCGGAGTTGCTGATGACGGACGCCATCCACGCCGCGCAGGTGCAGAGCGAGGACGGGTATACCTATCAGCCGCTGCCCAGCTTGGCGGCCGAAGGGCTGCACATCGCGCTGCGGTCGCTGCTCCGCGATGCTCGGGGGAGGCTGGAGCACCTGGCCAGTAAGTGACCCAGAGGCCCGAGATGTGAAGCGACGAACCCCGCGAGAGCGGGGTTCTGTTTATCGACGGTCGTGAGGGCCGTAGTCAACCTCTGCCTCCATCATTGCTGCTATGGCCTCGTCCGGAAAGAACTGGCCCCGGTGATACCTGTACGCTGCATTTAGTCGCTCGAGTTCTTCGAAATGACGCAAGGTGGAGCGGCGGTTGATGATGAACTGTTTAGATACCACCAGAAGCTTGTCGTGAGGCTCTGCACGCGTATCGATGATGTTGTTTGCGTAGCGGGGATGCTTGTCAGTTCCATCAGGGCCCCTATCGCAATTGATTTCCTCCAGTCGTTCGAGGTGCGCGGCTGTAGCGTCAGTGCCCATGAGGTATTCGCCGCCTTCCATGAATCCTATGAAGGCGTATGCCCCAAGCTTGTCAGTAGGCTGCAGCATGGAAATGTGCCCCTCGCAATGCCGTCTACCAACTACAAGGCCACCGTCGCGACCGTCTACAATCCAACCATTCACGAAAGCACGGGCTAGAGCTTCGGGCTCTTCGATGAAGAGCGGGTAGTCGCCGTCTTGCTGTTCGCCGCCGTCTTCATAGCTTGGGATGGCCCCTGAGATAATGCGCGTCATATATGCCCCTCTGTTTTGCGAGAGGGTATCAGACCCCGTTGAATCCCCTCGGCGCTGCCCCAGCATGTCCGAAACGGAACGGGGCAGGGCATGTGCCAGCAAGCGAACAAGAAGACTCCCCGGGGTGTGCGGAACAACAACCCCGGGAACATCGACCGCACGGCGATTGCCTGGCAAGGCGAGGACCGCAGTCCCGAGGCGATCAAGCGTGAGCCTCGCTTCTGCGTGTTCCTGACGCCGCAGGCGGGGTTCCGGGCGCTGGCCAAGACCCTGTTGACGTACCAGCGCAAGCACGGGCTGAGGACCGTCAAAGAGATCATCAACCGCTGGGCGCCGCCGGTCGAAAACGACACTGGTGCCTATGTCCGGCAGGTGGCCAGAGAGGTTGGCGTAGGTGCAACCGAGATCATCCGGTTGGACCGGCAGGTGACGCTTGAGCGGCTGGTCATGGCCATTGCGCGGCACGAGAACGGCGGCCTGTTCTGGCCGGAGCCGGTGATCGCAGCCGGCGTCCGGGAGGCGTTGGCGTGATGGACGACGCGACCGTCTGGGGTGTTGGAAGCGGGCTTGGACTGCTGCTCTTGCTGGGCAAGGTGGCATGGGACCGCTTTCTGTCGCCGGAGGGCAAGGCTAGCGACGCGCTGGTCGGCCAGCTGGGAGAGCGCATCGCATCCCAAGAGGCTCGGCTCGTGACGCTGGAGAACGGTCTGGACGAGGAACGCAAAGCGCGGCGGGACGCTGAGGCCAAGGTCTATGAACTGACCATGCGAATCATGCGCCTGGAGTTCGAGCTGAAGAAGCACAACATCGAGGTGCCGCAGTGATCACCCGGGCGCACCTCCTGGCCGGCCTCCTGCTGTTCCTGGCTGGCTGCTTGCTGGGCAGGGAATGGCGCGACCGCTCCGCCGACCTGGCCCAGAGCCGGCAGGCCACGAAGCAGGCCCAGGCCGAGACCAAGGCCGTAGAGACCGCTCGCAGCGCCGAGCATCAGCAAGCCGACACCCTGGCCACCATCGGAGAGACCCATGAGCAAGCCCGCGCTGCCGCCCCGGCCGCCGCTGATGCTGTTGTTGCTGACCTGCGTGCTGGCAATCTCCGGCTGCGCGACGGCTGGGCGAGCTGCGAGACCCAGCGTCTGTCCGAAGCCAGTGCCGCCGCCCGCGAACGTGATGCGGCCGCCCAGCGCCGAGCGGAGTTTGCGGGAGCTGTTGTTCGAGCCGGCCGAGACGCAGACGACCAGCTCGCGGCCTGCCAAGCCGTAATCCGGGCCTACGTGGCGCAGTGATGGCCGGGACGAAGATCAAGCTGAAGGACCAGCTCGGGCGCGTCGTCCGCGTCGGTGGCGATGGCACCAACGGGGCAACCGTCGGGAAGGATCTGCGCTGGCCGGACGGCTCTCTGGTCCAGGAGTCTCAGATCCGCAACTCCGGCGGCCAGGCCGGCGGGAGCTCGGGGGGCAGCACTGGCGGCTCAACCGGCGGCATCGCATCGACCGTCTGGCGGCTCGTCCGCGAGGTGCCAGCGAACCTGCAGAAGCTGGCAGCTCTGGCCGGGGTGGGTCTGACCGTGCGCGGCAGCGACGGGTCGTGGCACCAGCGCTCGATTGCTGCCGGCGAGGGCATCCAGGTCGAGAACGCCGACGGCGTCGCCGGTGATCCGGTTGTCTCGCTGGCCCCTCTGGTTCGCCCCGCCGCGGCCACGGTATCGGCCCTGCGGCTGGTCTCGGAGGGCGCCGATGGCGTCCGCCACCTCGATCCCACCGACGCGGAGTCGGTCGCCGGGATGCTGGGCGTTTCCATCACAGCGGGCGATGCAGGCGCCGCGATCAGCATCAAGGCCGGCGGATCGATCGATGACGCTGGCTGGTCCTGGTCCCCCGGATTCGTGTTCGCCGGGCCCAACGGCGCGCTCACCCAGGCCCCGCCGACCACCGGCTGGGAAATCGTCGTTGGGTACGCCCCATCGCCGACCCGCCTGAACCTCACTTTCGATGAGCCAGTGAAGCTGGCATAGGAGCAAGCAAATGGTGGACAAGGTCCTCTATCGGAACGCCGGCGAGACCAAGCAGTACACGCCGATCACCGTGTCGGCCGGTGCTGGCGACGCCGGCAAGATCCCGGCCCTGGGCAGCGACGGCAAACTGGATCCGTCGATGTACGACCCGGGCGCCGATCCCAGCGAGCCGATCACTGCCAGCGAGGCGATCGGCGCCGGAAAGTTCTACAACCGCTTCTCCGACGGCGGGATCCTCAAGGCGCGCCTGGCCGACAACTCCAACGCGCGCCCGGCCCACGGCTTCGTGCGTGAGTCCATCGCCGCGGACGCGGAAGGGACGGGCTACCCGCTCGACTCGGTCAACGACGCACTCACCGGCCTGACCGTGGGGACCAACTACTACCTGGGCACTGCCGGGGGCGTCATCGCAGTGGCCCTGGACGCGGCGGACGCCGGCAACACCGGCAAGATCGACCAGAAGCTGGGCATGGCCAAGAGCGCCACGGAGCTGGTCACGGACGACTACGACTACGTGGTGCTGTAAGTGACCGAGCGGCGTCCACTTGTGCGCGTCGGCGGGGAGACGGTGCAGCTCCCCGCAGGTGATACGTTGCCTGGAGGCGGCGGCATGCTCTACCGGAAACAGGTCACCTTCACTGCCAGCCAGAGCTGGACGTTTCCCACGACGGCGCTCCCAGCTGCTCACGTCATATCGCGGGGCGCCGGTGGTGGTGGCGGTGGTGCGGCCGCGGCGGGCGCAAAAGGTGGTGGCGGAGGCGGCGGGGAAAGGAAAGAGCAGGACACCAACTTTGTCCCTGGTACCACGTATTCGATGCTCATTGGGTCCCCTGGGCCTGGTGGCTATGCTACTGCTTGGGACGGTACGCAGTTCGCCGTCGTCGCTCCCGGGGGTGACGGCGGTGACACCAGCATACTTGGCACCGATGTGCTTGCCCGTGGCGGTAAAGGAGGTGGTACTCCCACTTCCACGAACGGTAGTGGTAATGGCGGTAAAAGTGGTGCAGGCGCTGATGGCAATACTTCCACAACTATCGTATCAACTAGCACTCCCGGTTCATATGGCACAAATAATGCTGGTGATGCACCACCAGCATTGTATGGGGAGTGTTCAGGAGGATCAGGCGCGTCCCCACAACAACGCTCTTTGTATCCGGGTGCTGGAAAGGGCGCTAATTCCGTCGGGAATGGCAGTGACGCAACTGAAATTGGATGTGGGGGTGGTGGCGCTTGGAGCACATCAGGCAGCGCCGGGGCTCGAACTGGCGGCACCGGGTATCGCGGCCAGATCGACATCATCTATTGGGACACCGCTCCATGAGCCGCATCGGGCTGATCCGTGGCGGCGTAGTCGTCAACGTCATCGAGGCAGAGCTTGCGTTCGCGCAGACGCTGCCGGGCTACGACCACGTGATGGAGGCCGGGGGCGCTGGCCCAGGCTGGCTTCTGATCGATGGCGTGCTGGTGCACCCCGCGCAGGCCGTGTCCGAAGACCTGGCGGAGGCGAAACGCCGGCTTCGCGAACGTGCCACCGCGCTGCGCTGGGAGCACGAAACCGGCGGAATCACTGTTGGCGGGGTGCGGGTGCTGACCGGAATCGAGGACCAGAACCGGATCGCCACCGCCTTGATCGGTGCGCCGGCCACGCTCGATTTCAAGGCGGAGAGTGGTTGGGTGACGCTCACCCTGGCCGACCTGCAGGGCATCGCCGACGCGATCACCACCCACGTGCAGGCGTGCTTCAGCGCTGAGCGCGCGCACCATGAAGAAATTGGTCGAATTTCCTCCATGGAAGCGGCGAAGGCCTACGATGTTGACGCCGGGTGGCCCACTTCCTAACGACGATATGGGCGAGCCGTGGTGGCGTTTGGAATTTTCGCCCGTAATGGTGAGAGTAGAAGGGCGAGGCCCACGCATCGTTTTGCTAGCAAGGCGCTTGGAGCAAGATCGCTCGCGGCAGCACTCCCATCCGCTCCGCCACGCCCGCAAATTCGTTTACTACGTCAACCTTCGCACCCGCATTTCGTTGGGACGCCGTATGCAGCAGCTTCTGATACACCTGCCAGAAGCCGGGCCCGTTCCCGTGAAGCCGGTATGCCGCCTGCAGCTGAAGCCATTCTTCGTTCGTCAGGTATTCCGCGCTGTATCCCATATCAGACTCCTTGCCGCCTTCCCCCGCAGGTCGAACTTAAGTCGAGCACGCGGGGGTGGGAGTGAAGGTGTCGTGATCGGCTCGTATGCCGTGCGTAAACGGTCCCGGCAACTTGCAGGGTGGGGTCGGAGCGGAAGTGTCCGCAGCGCAGGCGCCTAGGCGATTTACGGATTCACGTAGGAGCCGGTTCGGAACGGTCGCTTCTTCGACCAACGAAAGTCCCGAAGTGCGACGGAGAACACACGGAAGCCTGGCCATGTGCGCCGGATTCGCGCCGCGGCAAGGGCCTACTCCGATAGCGCGGTGCTGGGTTCGCTGACATTTCGTGGACCTTGGGCCGGCTACTGTGAGCCGGCCAGCACCAGCGCGCCGACTGACAGTCCAGGCCAAACCCCGCCGGGCTCCCGCATGGACGCGGGGGCAGCTGGCGCCCATGGACCTCACCGGGACGTGGTTCGCTACGTGCGCGGAGAGCGCTTGCCGGAGACGTGGCCGTGGTCCCGTACGTGCCACCGCCACGGGAGGTCGACCGCTTTGCTGATGCCGATGCGGGGGCTCACCACGGGGTCCACCGGTGGCGGTGTGCCGTCGCTCACGATGGAGACGCCCCGGTCCATGGTGACAAGGTCGGCACCGTCGAACGAGCGATCCAGGCCCATGGCCTGAGAGAGCTTCCCCGGCCCGCTGGCCAGGTCGCGGTCGCGCTTGGCGGCAGCCCGAGCCTCCCGCATCAGGTCAAGACCCGAGAGCGGCTCGGCGGCCCGCAGAAGCACACCCGCGCCATCGTCAACGTCGCCACACACCGCATTGCTGCCCCAATGGATGCCGTAGGAGAAGTAGACGTACAGGTGGCCAGGCGGGCCGAACATCGTCGCATTCCGGGCGGTCTTGCCGCGGTGCGAATGGGCGGCGGGGTCTTCACTGCCCGCGTAGGCCTCAACCTCGACTATGCGGGCAGCTCTCCCGTCAGCGCGCACGAGAATCTTGTTCAGCAGTTCAGGCGCTACCGCGGTGGGATGCCTCCGGTAGAACTCGCGGGGCAGCGGGGACCAGGGCTCACCCATTGATGCCGGCACGGTCGACCATCTCTCGCAGGCGGTCGAGCACGTACTCCTGCTGGTCATCGCGGACGTCTTCACAGAGTCGGTCCGTCAGGTCCTCAAACTCCCGGTAGAACGTGTTCATGTCCAGGCGGAGCCTGGGTATCTCTGCTTCGATTTCCGCTAGCCGGTTCTCGATCTCCTGTTGGCTCAACATGGCAACCTCAAATGAAGCCTTGCAGGCTGGTCTGGACACGCAGGGTGACCAGCCACGACGCAATCAGCTCATGGATCGCGTGCTCGTCCTCCGGATACCGGCCGATTAGGCGGTCCTCGATCGCTCCCAAGACTGCATCCAGGTCTGGGCCGGGGCCGTGCTCGGACACCGCATGCTGCAGCTCGTTGAAGGCCAGGTCGTAGTCGGCTCGCTGGCTATTCATGGCCTTCCTCCGTCGCCACCGCACCGACCGCGTGCATGATCGCCACCACCTCGTTGTGGAAGTAGTCGGCATCGTTCGCCGCAATCCGGTGCTCCATTGCCTCGGCCTCCCCGGCGATGGCGTCGGCCAAGTCCGCTGCAGGCAGTTCCTGGGCAATTCGGGCGGCCTGGTCCCGCAGGCCTTGGAGCAGCTCATCGAGCTGTGAACGGGTCAGGTGGGTCATGGCATCGATCCTACGGCGGTGGCGTTATCCTCCGGTCAACACCGGAGGCTCCCATGTGCTACTCAGCCCAGATCGAAGCGGCATACACCAAGTTCGTTCGCCAGTTCGGTGCTGTGCTCGACAAGAAGGCGTTCGCGAAGATGTGGCTGCACGACGAGGGGAAGGAGCGCCGGCCCAGGACGCCGAGGGCGCTGGATCTATCGTTCCTAGCCTCGGACGACCCCGACGTGGCTGGGATCGCGCAGGAGATTCGCCAATGGGACGCCGAGGACGTCGCACAGCTTGAGACCGAGCTGTTCCGCCAGGCCAAGCGCCTGGCCGATGCCGAGCGGAAGCTGGCCACCAAGCCGACCAAGACCGCGGAGAACGAGAAGCGCATCGCCGGCAACAAGATCGAGCAGATCAAGGGGCGGATCGCTGACCTGAAGCGGTCGCGGCCTGAAGCCAAGGACTCGCGAATGTTCCCCGGGTACTACTGCCCGGTCCTGGTGAGCGAGGGCGGCCGGCTGGTGGTCAAGCCCATGCGCTACCAATGCCGCCTGGCGGGCAAGCCGGCCTTCTACGACACCAAGTTCCCGGGCACCTACAACGCCCGCCGGGACAGCCTGGAGAAGTTCTGGGCGCCTGCCTTCGGCCGAACCCACGGCCTGATCGTGGCCGACCGCTTCTACGAGCACGTCGAGGTCGACGGAGAGAACCGCGTGCTCGAGTTCGTCCCCAGGACCGGGGAGCAGATGCTGATCGCCTGCCTGTGGTCCCACTGGACAGACCCGAAGGGGCAGGAGCCCGACCTGCTGAGCTTCGCCGCGGTCACGGACGACCCGGAGCCTGAGGTGGCCGCGGCCGGCCATGACCGGACGATCATCAACATCAAGCCCGAGCACGTCGACGCCTGGCTCAATCCGGACCCTGCGAACCTGCAGGCCCTGTACGCCATCTTCGATGACAAGCGGCACCCCTACTACGAGCACCGCATCGCTGCGTAGCTGGCCCAGCCTTACCGCCGCCTTCGCGGCTTCCTCGCCGGAACCTGGAACGGCAATGTCTGCGGCTCAGTGGGTGGCTGGGGCACGAGGGGCGATCCAACTCCAAGCCCGTCGTACTGGGCCACGATCTGGTCCCGCCACTTCGCTGCCCATGCGTTGATGAAGCGGGTGGCAGCCTCCCCGTCGCGGTGAGACTTCCGGGTCAGGTTCCTGGTGCCCACGTTGCGCGTCGACAGGGCCACAGGGCCATCTGGGTCCACCATGGCGATCATGTGCCGGCCGTACTGCAGCGCCTTGGTCTGCCCGACGTGGGGGCGCCAGTGGAATTCGGGGGGTAGGGACGTATTCATTGGTAGCCACAGAACATGGCCCATGCTTCCATCAGGACGCGCCGTCGGTCCAGCATGGCGCCGCGCCGATATGCGGCTTCGGCCTTGTTCCGGATGGCGTGGGCCAGAGCCATCTCGACCACCTCGTTCGGGGTCTCGGTCGTTTCGGCTGCCCAGTCGCGGAAGCTGGAGCGGAAACCGTGGACGGTGTAGGGCAGCCCCAAGCCCTTAGGTGCCGGCTTCTGGACCAGGTACAGCATGGAGTTCTCCGACAGTTTGAAGGGCGGCTCCTTCCGGCTCAGGGGCTTCAGGATCGCGAGAGCGGCGGCAGTCAGCGGCACCGAGTGTTCCCGGCCGCCTTTCATCCTGCTGGCAGGGATGGTCCAGACCGCGGCATCCAGATCGAATTCTGACCACTGCGCCCCGACCACTTCGTCCGTTCGGGCGGCAGTGAGGATAGTGAAGCGGAGCGCGCGCCGCGATCTGCCGTCCCGCTCGGCGAGCGTTGCCATGAACGCCGGCATCTGGGCGTAGGGCATGGCCGCGTGGTGCCGCCCCTTGGTGACCTTGGACGGCTTGGGCAGCAGGTTCTGCAGGTGCCCTCGCCACCTGGCCGGGTTCTCGCCTTCCCGCATGCCATGGACCTTGGCCCAGTCCAGAACCCGCTCGATGCGGCCGCGAACGCGGGTGGCCGTGACCGTCTTCTTCTCCCAGATCGGGCGCAGGCAGGCCATCACCATCTGGGTGTCCACCTCGGCCACAGGCGTGGCTCGGGCTGGGCCGTAGTCCCTCAGGGACTGGATCCACTGTTCGGCCTGGGCGTCGTTCTTCCAGCCGGAACGGTGCGCGGCGATGTAGGCATCCGCCGCCTCACCAAACGTCGCGCCGGCGGACTTGGCGGCCCGACGGGTGGCGATGGGGTCATCCCCGGTCACCAGCAGCTTGCGTTGGGCCACGGCGGCCTGTCTGGCCTCTGCCAGCGACACGACCGCGACGGAGCCCAGACCCATCTCACGGCGCCGGCCGGCACGCTGGTAGCGCAGCACCCAGGACTTTGCCCCGGTCGGGCCGATGAGCAGGTACAGGCCGCCGCCGTCCGCGTGGTAGCCTTGCTTGGTCAGGGTCTGAACCGCCCGGGCACTCAGGCGGTGGATCGGTCGAGCCATCGAATCTGCCCCATCATCTGCCCCATGTTTCGGGCCGGGATTGTATGAGAAGGCAGGATAAGGGTGCGGAGTCGCAGGCCTTGATACTGCTGGGTTTTGAGTCTTGCAGAGAATGCTGGGGAAGGCCGAATCGGCCTCTCACTCCGCCAGTTGAAGAACGTCTGCAAGCCTTGGGTTTGCGGACGTTTTTCGTTTCCGGGGCATGCATGAGCGGGCCGCGATGCAAGCCACGGGCGGGGCATGACTGGAAGATGTCCGCCGGACCACGCGCAGGTGACGCATCGCGCCACATCGCGTACCATGGCCGCTGTCGAGCATCGTCCACGCCGCATCGCGGATGCGGGCGATCAGTACGGAAGAATTCTTGAAGAAATCGGGGGTGCACTGGTTTCGACGGGGGTTGTGAAGTCGCTTGGCGCATGCCGAGGGGGTAGCTTTCCTCGTAAATCCAGCTGCACAACTCATAGTTGCCAACGACGACAACTACGCTCTGGCCGCTTAAGGCCTAAGCCCCGAAACAGCTTGTGTCCGTGCTCGCTGCGTAGGGTCATCATCACGGAATCGCATGGGGTGGCTGCCCGTCAGCCCCAAGCTAGATAAAGCGGGCTGGTTCCGGGATGCGCTTTGCGCGCCGTGCTGTTCCGGGGCGAGATACAACGGCGAGCTAAGCATGTAGTGCCGGGGATGGAGTGCCTTCGGACGGCGGTTCAATTCCGCCCACCTCCACCATCTGTAGAGCCCAGCCTTCATCGGCTGGGCTTTTCTTTTTGCGCCCGCCGACGCGCTCCTGGAGCGTGCGTCGCGGGCCTGCGCTGCAGCAGCCTGCAGTCCGTCGCGAGCGGCCGTGATGCCGTGAGGCCCCATCGCGCGACGGGTGTGATCGGGCGCGGTTCCCGCGTCGTCGCATCGCCAGTCAAGGCGGCTGGCACCCGGTATCCGCGGCTGGGGTGATCGCCATCTTCCGCGACCGCCCGGGGGCCACTGGAGGTCTCTATCACGAGGTACGCCCGCGCAGGGGTGCTTGCGCTGACGCCGCCTGCGCCTGCACGCCGTTCTCCTGACCTTGCAGGTATGCCGGCTGCGCTGATGCGCAAGTCGATGGTGCCAGCAGGCACGGTTCGCGGCCGGCAGCGGCATGCGATGCCAGCGGCCCCGCGTCGCTGGCGGCAATGCCGGAAAGCGGGGGGCGCTTCCATCGCTGGTGGTCACATCAAGCGCGGCGCACCGCACCGGGTGCTGACGCATGCGGGCGTCGCCCGGCGCGCGGTGCTGTCATACCCGCCCGATGCCAGGCCCAGCAGGGCGGGCAGGGCCGTCTGCGTGGGCAATGCGGCGGGCGGCCGG